CTACCTATACTGTTAGAGTTGCTAACTGGTCTGGACCTGTAAGTCAATATACTGATACTGTTATTTCTGTACCCGCACCACAAGGCTCTAATTTAACTACTGGTGGCAATAGTTCCCCAATAGATACAACTCCAATAGATACAACCCCTGTATACACAGAACCAGTTGATACAACTCCCGTAGATACAGAGCCAGTAGATATAGACCCTGTGGATACGGAGCCAGTAGATACAGATCCTGTAGATACGGATCCAGTAGACACAGAACCAATTGATACAGAACCAATTGATACAGAACCAATTGATACAGAACCAATTGATACAGAACCAGTTAATACTCCTGCAGAAGAAGCAGAGGCTGTATTTGAAGAAAGTGAAGTTTCTATTGAAGAAATATCAGAAAGCGGTGCAAATCTTTCTGTAGAAGATATTCAAGAAGTTGTTACTGATTTAATTAGCGATAGCAGTTTAGATGCATCTGAAATCTCTGCCGTACTAGAAGCAATTGCTGAAGGTGGAGAAGTGTCTGAAGAGATTGCTGCTGAAGTATCTGAATCTTTATCAGAGGGCGGATTAACAGAAGCAGAAGCAGAATTTATTACAGAAATGCTTTCTGCAGACGGAGAAATAACAACTGCAGAAGTTGTTAATTTATCTGAAGCCTTATCTGAAGACGGCAAATTTACTTTAGCAGAAAAAGATTTAGTTGCAGATGTATTGGTAGAATCAGCAGAAGGAGCACCTGTAACTGCTGCCAACATAGAAGCAGCGGGAATTGAATATCGTGATCTTCCACCTACAATTCCAGTAGAGGTAAGAGAAGATGCAAACGGAAACCCCGTAGTAATTCAAGCAGAAGTTGCTTCAGCATTACTTGTTTTAGAAAGTCCAGCAGCACTAGCAGAAGCAATTGCTGGGTGTTTTAATCCAGAACAAGCAATAGAAGGTTTGACAGAAGAGCAAAAATGCGAGTTAGGGAAAGCCTTGCTTAACATCGGAGCAGATATGTCTATTCCAGAACGTGAAAAATCGGAAGATATTGTAGTTGTAACAATCATTGCTGGCCAAGTGATAGTTGGAACTGCATCAAGAAGGAGGAAATAAAATGAAATGGTTAAAAAAATGGGGCATGGCAGCCCTAAATGAAAACTTTACATTCCTAGGGTTTTTCGTAGCCTGGGTAGTACTTGAGGGCAGCGCAAAAACAGTAGTAGGATATGTAACTATAGCCTCAGTAGCCCTATGGTTTCTAACTATGGGCATTCGTGAAAAAGGGGAAGAGTAATAACACTATCCTATTAATAATACTATAAAACATTATCTTAATGTATAGTATAATATTGGTATGAGAAAGTTGCCCTCAGCCCTACTTTGCGGTATACTTGTATTAGGTCTTTCAGGCTGTGGCGTTTTCGAAAGTAGATATCGTTACGAGTGTCAAGACCCAGCAAACTGGAAAGAAGCAAAGTGCCTTCCTCCAGCATGTGAAGCAAGCGGTACATGTACAAAAGATTTAGTAAAGGAAACTAACAATGGGTAAACGTAGAACGCAAGCAGAACTAGATGGTTTATTAAAGTTTGTATTAGGTCTTACTTTAGGGGCAATTTTATTCTTTACAACAATGGGTATTTTATATGCTCTCGTTTTTGTTGAGCAACCACTAACTGGTCAATCTGAAAACGACAAAATGTTTTTTAATGTTTTGGGTAGCGTAGCAACTTTTATTACTGGAACGCTTGCAGGTATTTTAATTGGTCAGTCTGGTGCAAAAGATATTATGGATGCACAGTTGTCTAATAAAGAAATGGATTCTAAAAATACATTAGCAGATAAAAAACTTGAATCAGAAATTGATGAAGCAAAGGCACGGAGATTAAATAAACCTGACGGAGCAATGCCAGAAGAACAACCTATTGATACAGATTGGGATAAATAATGTCTAAAAAAAAATCAGATAGCAAAAAAAGAAGTATTTATAAATCAGTTACTTGGCCATTAGTCCATATTGGATTTGTTGGAACGTTAGTTTATTTTTTTGAAAAGGCTATTACTGGTGAAGCCCATTGGGAATATGCTGGCACATTTGCAATAATTTATACAGGATGTGAAATATTAGGTTTCTTTTTACATGAAAGAGCCTGGGCTAAATTTGGAAAAAAGGTTAAATAATGGCAGAGCAAGGTACAGCAGCACGACTTATTGAAGTTGCCACTGCAGAAGTAGGAACTGTTGAAGGTCCTAAAGATAATGAAACAAAGTATGGAGCATATGCCAAAGCCAATTTCCAACCGTGGTGCGGAAGTTTTGTTAATTGGTGTGGTAATGAAGCAGGAGTAAAAATTCCTAATACCGTTTATACCCCTGGTGGAGCAGCAGCATTTAAGAAGTCTGGACAATGGATTGACGTAGACGTTGCAGATCCAGAGCCAGGAGATATTGCATACTTTGATTTTCCATCTGACGGGGTAGATAGAATATCCCATGTAGCAATTGTTGTTAAAGACAATGAAGATGGGACAGTCTGGTGTGTTGAAGGAAATACATCTGGAGATCCTAAAGGTAGCCAACGTAATGGTGGAGAGGTTTGTAAAAAACTTCGTGCTTACAAGAAAAATAAAAAAGGAATTCTTATTTCTATTGTGGGTTTTGGCAGGCCTAAATTTGGTGCCTCTGCATCAAAAACACCAGCAGCCCCTGTAAAAAAGGGTACTGCTAAACCAAAAACATGCTCAGCATGTGGACAAACTATAAAATAATAGTGCTTGACTAGCCAAAATTTTTTGGTATACTTAAATAGAAAAAGTAAAGGGGAGCCTATGACAATCATTGCTGTCGTTAAACAAGATGGTAAAGTCTATATGGCAGGAGATCGTGGTGCCTCTGATGACGATAATATAATGTCTATTGTCGCCCCCAAAGTTTGGAAAACTGGACCATATCTTTTTGGATATGCTGGAACAATGGATGGGGAAAGAATTAGACATAACTTCAAACCACCACTACCAGAAGGAAATTTAGATAAGTTTATGTATACAAAATTTATCAAGTCATTACGTAAATTTTATGAAGAATGGTGGGTAGATACAACCAAAGATGCTGATTTTGGCATGATTATTTGTATTCGTGGAAGAATATTTGAACACAACGCAATAGACATGTCTTTAACAGAATATCAACAACCATTCTTGTGTATGGGATCTGGATCGGGGTATGCCTATGGATCCTTATACTCAACACAAAAACAAAAAAATCCTAGAAATAGAGTAAGACAAGCAGTTGCATCAGCAATAGAATACTCCCCTTCATGTAAAGGGCCAATAGATACGGTGAGTGCATAATGAGTGATATCTTTAAAGAAGAAAGAGAAGAATTGGCAAATATTCAAGAATTTGAAATTTGGCTAGAAAATGGAATTAGTAGAAAATGGATAACTCCTCCATTCTGTAACACACATGATGGAGATCCGTATATGACCGAAGAAGAAGAACAAGAATGGTCAGATGGCGGAGACCCTTGTCAAGTTGTGTTGAAAGTTGTTAGTTAATGATAATTTTAGGAATTAATGAAACAACTCATGACGCATCTGTGTCTTTGTTAAGAAATGGAGAGTTAGTATTTGCTGCACATGCAGAGCGTTTTAGTAAACAAAAAAATGATTGGTTTACTAATGATGAACTAATTGATTGTGCACTTCAGTATGGAAAGCCAGACCGCATAGCCTACTACGAAAATCGTTGGTTAAAAAAATCTAGAATATTGCTAAAAGGTGGATTTGGTGGTGGCAAGCCAAACTATCTAAACAGAAAAGATTTAAGGTGGGTGCCAAGAGAATCATTTAGCCATCACTATTCACACGCAGCAGCAGGCTACTACACAAGCCCATTTCGTGATGCTGTTATTGTTGTTTTAGATGCTATTGGCGAGTACAACACCTCTACTATATGGGTAGGAGATGGTTCAAGAATTAAACAAGTTTACAAAAAAAATTACCCCTTTAGTTTTGGTTTATTTTATTCAGCATTTACACAATTAGTTGGCTTAAAACCAAACGAAGAAGAATATATTTTTATGGGTATGGCAGCCTATGGGGATGCAAACAAATATTACAATAAAGTAAGAGATTATTTTCCAGAGCACAACAAACAAAAATATAATTTTCACAAAGGCATTACTGACTGGGGCTGGGTAACAGAACAGGATAAGTTTGATATTGCTGCAGCAGTTCAAAAAGTATATGAACTTAGACTTATGGAATTCATGAAAATGGCAAGAACCATTACAGGGAAAACCGAGTTAGTATTTATGGGTGGTTGTGCATTAAACTGTTCTGCTAACACAAGATTGTGGGATATATTTGATGATGTTTGGATCATGCCAAATCCTGGAGATTCTGGAAGTTCATTAGGTGCTGCAGTTGCATCATATGGAAAACATATTAAATGGCAAAATCCTTATCTAGGCTATGATTTGGGCGGGACTTATCCAGTATCAGAAATAATTACAGAGTTAATTAAAAATAAAGTAGCAGCAGTTGCGGTTGGCAGAGCAGAATATGGACCAAGAGCACTAGGAAACAGAAGCATCCTAGCAGATCCAAGGGATCCTTTAATTAAGGACAAAGTCAATTTAATTAAACAAAGAGAACTTTTTAGACCATTTGCTCCAGTAGTCTTGGAAGAGCATGCTGATAAATGGTTTGACATGGATTTTACATCTCCATATATGCAGTATGCAGTAAAGTGTTTACAGCCAGACAAAATTCCTGCAGTAGTCCATAAAGATGGAACTTCAAGAGTGCAAACAGTAAACAAAGATCAACATCCTGGGTTGCACGAAGTTTTGTCTAACTGGTATGCACTTACGGGAGTCCCAGTATTATTAAATACTAGTTTAAATATTAAAGGGCAGCCATTGTTAAATGACGAAAAAGATATCTTGGCATGGGAAAAAGCATATAATTCTAAAGTTATAACTGGTAAAAATGGCAAAGACTGATTTTAATATTTGGCAAAAATCTTTTGATAAATCATTTTTATTTATTAATGAACAATCAAACGTTAGACCTGATTGGCTAACCTACAATGAAGTATTAAAGACTGAATATAAAGATTCAGTAATCAAACCAATAAATAAATATATATATAAATTATGTCCACCACCAAAATTAGTTTCTATTGAGGATAATGTCATAACTTTATGTCAAGAAAATTTTGCTGAAATATTTTTAGTAAAAAGAAAAAATTCTTTATCTTTAGCAGCAACTGAAAAAATTCATGTAAGACAATTTTATTTATCTAAAGAAAAAAAAGAAAAAACACCAGAATGTTTTGACCAAGTATTTAATTGGGCCATGCCTTGGTTTATTGATGAAGAAAATATAGACATAGAAATATCACCTGCGCCAGACTCACCATTTTATTTTTACAACTTTGCTTATACAAGTAAAAAAACATTACAGGAAAAAATAGACCCACTTATGTTATTTTTTAAATTTAAGAATGCTGGAAATCACATGGTAGATGAGGAGTGTGGTAGAATAAAAAGACAACAGCCTGCGTATTTGATAAAGTTTGCCTGTAGTGATATACTAGTAAACAAGGTAAAGGAGTTTTATGGCAAAAATTAAATTTTATCCATTTAGTCAAGAAACAATACATGTTGCCCCAGAACCAACCCCTGCTTCAAAAAATATGCCAACTTGGTACAAAAAACAACCAGCGTATGGCGCCAACGAAGAAACATCCTTGCAGAAGGGTTTTTCTGCATCAACCGTAAAAAGATGCATGCCAATTTTTGATGCATTAAATAGCGGGTATATAATTTATTTTCCTTGTGATATATATATAGATGCAACGAATCCAGAAAAAATTTCTTGGTCGTTACCAGAAACTATGAAAATGTTTAAAAGAGAGATAGTATCTTCTCACAGCCCAGAGCAAGTTTCACATTATCCAAGAGATGAAAAAAAATATCATAAAGAAATATTTAGAGTTATGCCATTTTGGTCTGTTGGAACAGACAGGGGATATAGTTCCCTATTTACGCACCCAATACATAGAGATGGCCTTCCATTTCAAGCATTTTCAGCAGTAATAGATACTGACAAATTTGTAAGTGATGGACACTTGTCTGTTTATATTGAAAAAGATTTTAAAGGCATAATTGAAAGAGGCACGCCATTAGTTCAAGTAATTCCATTCAAAAGAGATAAATATGAAATGGAGTTAGTTGACATTAAAGAGTCTTCTAATTTTATCAATAAACAAAGGTTACTTGTAAGAAGTAAATTTAAAAATTTTTATAGAGACAATTTAAGACAAAAGAAAGAGTATCGATGAGCGATCCACAAAAAATAAGTTTTATTCCATCTTTGGAAAATTTTAAAGATGTTTATACTGCTCCAGTTCCAGCAATTACTATGGTTCCAGAATGGTACAAAAGTCTTACTTTATATGGAGATACTAACGATATCAAAAATTTAAATCCAGTGAATCACGTAGGTACTGATGGGACTTTAGTTGACACTAAAAAATGTATGCCGATGTTTGACGCCTTGACGTCAGGCTATTATTATTTGTTAGAAGATGACTTACATGTTGCTTTAAATGATGATGGTTTTCCAACTTTAACTTGGAAGGGTGATGTTATGTTAGTTGATAAAAGACCAACTCTACAAATTCCAGTTCCAGGGAATTGCCATCAGTTACATTTTGGCTTCAGAATGAATTGGTTTTATCGCACACCACCAGGACATTCTGTTTTAGTTACACACCCAATGAATAGATATGACTTGCCGTTCTACACTCTTTCTGGAATGGTTGATTCTGATATTTGGGGTCTTCCAGTGTTTTTTTCATTTTTTTTAAAAAGAGATTTTATTGGAACAATTCCAAAAGGAACTCCTATTATGCAATTTGTTCCATTTAAAAGAGATGAGTGGGAAATTGAAATAAAAACTGATAAAAAATCTATAGAAGAAGAAGAGTTTAAGGCTGAAAAAAGGAGAACAATGGTGACTGGCTACTACAAAGAAGATGTCTGGCAAAAAAAGGAGTACAGATGAGTGATCTTTCTAAACTAACTAAAGAAGAACAAATAGAAAAACAAAATACTTCTGTAGACAGTATTAACGTTGTCATGTATTCATACAGGGATAAAGATGCAATTAAAACTTTAGAAAATTTAATGAAAACTTGGTCTGGTAAAATATTTTTGTTTGTTCACTGGCATGATCAAAGTGGTCCAAATAGGCATAGATCATTAGAAAATCTTATTAATTCTTATGACAATAGCAACGGAGCCTACGTTCATATTCCTTGGGACGATAACTCAGGGGCTGTTGCCTACAGAAACGATAGACTAAAAGTAACTTTTGGGGGAAGATACCACCTAAGTATAACTCCTGGAACAGTGTTTGAGCAGGATTGGGATTTAAAATTAATAAATTTTGTACAAGGAAAAAACATAATTGTTTCAGGAGACAAACAAATAAAAATAGAAAAAGGAGATAATTTTTTTATTAAAAAAGAATTGTCAGATATCTCCGATTTTACATTGACAAATTTTATAGATAAAAATTTTATTTTTGGTAATGTGGTTATGATGAAAAGTAGTTCTTTAGGAGATTACCATTTGCCAGGTTGGCTAAAGTATTACGGAGAAGAAGAAGTCTTGTCATTGCAATATTTTAAAGACAATATTGAAATTTATGCTGCTCCGCAAAATGTTGTCACTATAACCAAAAAAACAACTTTAGAAGATTTTAATTATTATCTCACATTTTCTAAATATCATAATTATAATAAAGCGTTAGAGTTATTTAAAAAATCATCAAATGATATTGTGGGGGAAATTGATTCAACAATTGTAGATAATTTTAGTAAATTCCATAATTTTGATTTTAAATCTTTATCGTTGTTACCATTTGATGGAAACGATGTAGCATATAGAAAAACAGATTCTAAGTTTGATCGTTATAATGGAAGCAGATTTATCAAAGATTTAAAGAAGGTAGATTAATATGCATAGAATAACAGTTATTGAAAATTTTATTGATAGCCAAGACGCCAAGGTTTTGATTGATGAAATGAAAAATCCTTCTGAAACTAATCCATATCCAGAATATTATAAAAAAAGGTATGGCGGAACGGCATTTCCATATAATCCAACGGTTATGAATTTGCTTATTAAATATGGAAAAAAATCTAATGATATTCATAAGTCATTAAATGGATATGTTAAGCCAATACATGTATTTAAAGCGTTTGGTTCTTGGTGGCAAGCGGGTACTAAAGGAGATTTACACATAGACGCACAGGGACCAGAGCCTTTTATTGAGTGGAGTACTATCATGTATCTTAATGATTCTTCAGAATATGAAGGCGGAGAGATTTATTTTCCAAACCAGGCATTCTCATATAAACCTAAAAAATATTCTGCAGTATTTTTTCCAAGCGCAGGAACAGAATACGTGCATGGTATAACAGAAGTAAAATCTGGTCATAGACACACCGCTTTATACATGCATGTTTCTAACAGACAGTTTGCTGATCCAGACTTTTTAAAATAAAGCATAAGGATTGGCTCATAACTCAGATGGTAGAGTGCCGAACTGTTAATTCGGATGTCCCAGGATCGAAACCTGGTGAGCCAGCAAGGTCCCCATCGTCTAGTGGCCTAGGACGTCGCCCTTTCACGGCGTTAACACGGGTTCAAATCCCGTTGGGGACACATGAACTTAGAAAATAATAAAAAGTCTTGCGGAGACTGCACTAAATGTTGCGATGGCTGGCTTTCTGGAACGGTACAGGGACACCCATTTGGAAATATAGGTGGCACAAGAATTCCTTGTAATTTTGTTTTACAAGGGAGTGGATGTGGAATATATGAACAAAGACCAAAAAACCCTTGTCGTAATTTTCAATGTGCGTGGTTAAAAATTCCAGAAGTTCCAGAACATCTTAAGCCAAACTTGTCTAATATAATTGTTACTCAAAGAGGATTTGGAATTTATGAACTTACAAAGGCTGGAGAAACAGTTAATAGTGAGGCTATTGACTGGTGGATAGAATATTGTAAAATTAATAATTTTAAATTAATATATAGTCAATGAATCAAAGTAAAATCTGCAAGACTATATTCAGGATTTTCTAGACTGCTCGGCATTGGAAAAGCAGATTCAAGCGTTGTATCTTTTAATCTGAGAAAAGATCTGTCATCAACAGAAACAAAATAAAGATTTTTGTCTAATTGTATTTTTTCTGTAGAGTTATAAATTTTTACATCTTTAATTTGTTCCCCACCAATTTTGGCAAAATTTCCATAGGATGATCTTGGGAAATAGGCAATGTCTAAAGATTCTCTAAGTTTATTTTTATTCATAACCATCGGTACATGAATGTCATAATCGATTGGGTCTTTTATTCCGCTCATAACTAACTGTTTGTGTGTCAATTCTAATAAACGAATATAGACTGAAGCCATGCCCAACTCTTTATACTGTTTTATTTTATTAGAAAGAAGTCCCCCATGAAAATTTGGGACACTTTCCATTGTTTTTAAAGCAAAAAAATCATCATTCATTAAAACAAAGTCATCAGATATTTCTGGATGCTCCGAAGCAACTTTAATGCAATTTCTAATATTATCAAATTTTTTAGCAGTATCTTCTATATATATAAAATCACCGATATACCACACTGGTCGATATCCTAAAACCCAGACTCTTCCTTTAGGCATATTTTTTTCAATTGACCTTAAAGAATATTTTAATTCTTCATTTTCACCAGCACGAGCAATATAAACATAATCCATTTTAAAATTATAGCATGGTGTATAATTAACAGGATGGCAAAAATCCTAGTTATAAGCGCAAATCTTCCAGATTGGTCCAAAAATAGTGGTGGTAAAGAAAGGACCTTGACGCTAGTTGAAGCGCTATCAGAGCATGAAGTAACATTTTTATCTTTTAATTGGGATAATGAACTAATTAATAAAAAAATTAATAAAAATTTACACCACTATCAGCCACAAATAGGGCACACTCTTTATAAACGTCGGCAAAGATTAGTTAATGATTTTGCAAAACTTAATCATGATACAGTTTTTGAAATTTTAAAAGATGATTTAGAAATCTTTACTTCAACAGCAAAAGAATTATCAAAAAGTTGTGATCTTATAATCGTTGATCACTATTCTGTTTCTCCCCTTCTTCAAAATATTAAAAATGTTCCGATTATTTATAATTCTCACAATGCAGAATTTGAGTTGGGGAAACAGGTTCATGGCGAAAGCAAAGAACTAATGGACTTAGTTGAAAAAATGGAAACTCGCATTTTAAAACAAGCACAAGAAATTACATATTGCTCTTCCGCAGATTTTGTAAAAATAAAGAATCACTACGGACAAAGTATTCGTGGAAAATATATTCCAAATGGAACAATAGTCCAGGATAAAATAAATTATGAAAATAGACTTAGGTCTAGGGATATTATTTTTGTTGGTAGTGGCCATCCACCAAATAAAGCAGCAGCAAAAAAAGTTGTTGCATTTGCTCAGTCCATGCCAGAATTTAATTTTATTATTATAGGGGGGTGCGGTAGTGGCATTAAATCTCCAAACATTCCTAGCAATGTTCAAATTGTTGGTCATGTAAATGATGAATTATTAGATAAATATTTTAGAACATCTTTTGCTTTTGTTAATCCTATGCTTAATGGTTCTGGAACACATTTAAAAATGATGAAAGCCCTGGGATATGCAATTCCAATAATAACATCAACCGTTGGTGCAAGAGGGTTTTCTGATCAAGAAATAGAAGAGGCAATGCTAATTGCAGATACAGAGGATGACTTTTATCAAAAAATTAAAACACTTAAAGATAAAGAAGTTTATAAGAATTTATGTGAAAATGCATATAAGCACTCAAAAACCTATGATTGGGATAAAATAAAAAAAGATTATGCAAATTTTATTGATGAATGTATAAATAAGTATGCTGAAAATAAAACAAAAGAGGCTAATCTCAAAAAAGAAAAAGAAAAAATTCTAATATGTTCTATTGTTAGAAATGACGAACATTTCTATTTAGACTATTACAAGAAAATTAAAGCAATGGTAGATTTTTTTCCAGAATACGAGTTTTATTTGTCTTTATATGAGAATGACTCAGTAGATGCGACAAGCAGTTTAATGCTCAAACAAGACTATTCAATGTTTAATGGTGTGTCAATTATTTCTGAAAAAATTAATACACGGTTTTATGGTTCTTCAAAAGATGAGGATAGAGTAAAAAACCTATCACTGGCAAGGAACAAAGCCTTAACAGCAAACAACTTTTTAAATAGTGTTAATTATGTTTTAATGATAGATGTAGACGTAGATTTTAAAATGTCCGATGTTGAAAAAATATTAAACTTTAAAGACCTAGAGCCTAATTTTAATATTGTTGCAGCAGCAACCAAAAGAAGAAGGGTTCTGTATGATCAGTGGGCAACAAGAGAAGGGCCAAGGTATGACCCAGCAATTCAAGAGTTGTTTGAGCAATATAAAAAAGAAAAATATACAAAATATTATTCTGTTTCTAGTGGGTTTTGTTTATACCAAGCCCAACCATTTAAAGATGGGGCTAGGTATGGCTATATAAATAAAGAAACTGGTGAGCCAGATTGTGAAATGGTAGTTATTTGTCAAGAATTTCAAGAAAGGGGGTATAAGAATATATACATGGCTAATCAAGCAGAAATGACACATAATCATAATTAGTTTGATATAATATAAAGAAGTGCAAGTCTACTAGAATAGGAGGAATAATGCGTATTAAAATTATTAAGTTTGTTGTAAAAGCATTAGGGTATGAATGGTCAGGCGATAGTCTAAAATTACCAGTGTGGTACGTAAAAGAAAAAAAGAAGGTAAAGTAATGTTTGAGTATTATGTTAAAAAAGTAAATAAAATTGTAGACGGAGATACTATTGATGTAGATATAGATCTCGGGTTTGATATATCTTTTAGTTCTAGAGTAAGACTTGCTGGGATAGACACTCCAGAATCTCGTACAACAGACAAAGCAGAAAAGGCTTTGGGTCTTGAAGCAAAAGCATTTTTAAAACATGAAATTGAATCAGCAAAATCTGTTGTAATTAAAACAGAAAAAATGGATTCATCAGAAAAATATGGAAGAATTTTAGGATGGGTTTTTCTGGACGGATCAGATAAATCTATTAATCAAAAGATGATTGATGTAGGCCATGCCTGGGGATATCTGGGCGAAACAAAAATTAAAGATTTTGAAGCACTTGCCAAAGCAAGAAAAATATCTAAAGTTTAAGTATAAAACTTTGACCTTTAAGACAAATATGATATAATATATATGTTCCTGCTCAAATGAGGGGGACATTAACTTATTCGCTTGAAGGAGGAATAAAATGGTAAGTACATTCGCTATGGATCTTTTTAAGGATCCATTTTTTATTGGTTTCAACAAAGAGTTGAGTCGCCTAAACAGTGCATACAGAACAAACTCGCAGTCATATCCACCTTACAACATAGTCAAACTAGATGAAGATTCTTATCTAGTTTCTATTGCTGTGGCTGGATTTTCTAAAGATGATATAGAAGTCACTTTAGATGACAGAACTTTATTTATTAAAGGTGAATTAAAAGATCAGAGTGATGGAAGAAAGAAATATCCAGAAGTAGTTCATAATGGAATTGCAACTCGTCAATTTTCAAGATCCTTTGCACTTGGAGAGTACATGGAAATTACTAGTGCTGATCTAAAGGACGGTATGTTAAAAATACAAATTGATCGTATTGTTCCAGAAGAAAAAAAACCTAAAATAATCAAAGTAAAATAATATAATATAATATGATTCTGCACCCTTTCATCGGGGAGTCGCAGGGTGGTCGGGGGAGACAGCGACCTTTAAATAACTGGAATACACCTGAGCATGTGAATAAACTGCTCATATTTGATATAGGATGATTTCTTTGGTATACTTATAAAGAGGTGGTGTTAATTTGAATAGCCAAGTATTTAGCAATATTTTTGATATCGATACGATCAACAACCTAAAGCAATTAAAAAATAGTATTGATGGCCGAATAGATAGAAACAAGGGAAGAATTATTCGTTCAATACCAAATATATCCTTATTGCCAAAAGAAGTTGTTACAATTCTCACAAACAAAGCATCAGAACTTTATGGTAAAAATTTAAAATTATATGCAGCAGCATTTGGTCAATATGGCAAAGAGTTTGGCGATCCTAAATTAACCCCCCATATAGACGAAGTGCCGTCACAATTTACAATAGACTATCAACTAGATGGCAATGTCGATTGGTCAATAGTTATTGAGGGCAATGAGTATTGGCTAAAAAATAATTCAATTCTTACATTTGAGGGAGAAAATGTTTTGCATTGGCGCCCTAAAAAAGAGTTTTCTGACAACGAGTTTTTAGATTTAATCTGGTTTCAATTTATAGATGACGATCATTGGTCTTATAAAACAGATGTGCGTCCAGACTTTAAAGAATATAAGAAAAATTTTAGAGAAAAAATGAGCCGTTGGGAGAGCACATATAATGCAATATGAAATTAAGGCTGCTGGAATGGTATATTATAAAAATGCTATAGAAAATACTGAAGAAGTAATTAGTTCTATTGAGTATATGCAAAGTCAACTTGAAAAAGGTGTTTCAAGCGCTGCTCAGCCATGGCACGAGTGGAATGGGGCTAATCCCGAAATAGAAAAATTTTGCATAAGGCACTTTATAACTGAGCCTAAAAATGTGTCTAAACTAGATCCCCTTTATTCTCATATATCTTTTGTTTATGATAAAATTTTTGGTGGTATTGAAAAAGCATACAATCATTATTCAAAAGAGTTGTACCCTCATGCATCTCAAAATATTAAGTCAACAGAAGGTCTGTTAAGTGTTTTAAAGTATGGAACTACTGGATACTTGCCAGAACATCAGGACCAAGGGGTTAGTAGTAGAGTTTTGTCTACAGTGGCTTACCTAAATGATGATTATGTTGGTGGAGAAATTTATTTTCCACAAATAGATGTTGAAATTAAACCAGAGGCTGGAAGCGTTATATTTTTTCCATCAAATTTTGTTTTTACCCATACAGTAAAACCTATTGAGAAAGGTTTTAGATATGCAGTACCACAGTGGTATCACAGTTTAAAGGAACCAAGAATGTCAACAGGAGAAGTCTAATGCCTGCTTATGAATATGATTGCATGCCTTGTGGAGAAAGATATGTAAAAGTTAGGGCAATGACTGAGACAGATCCAGGATACAAATGTGATAAATGTAACAGGCCTGTTGTTCGTGTATATTCTAGTATTGGTGTTACATTTAATGGAGGTGGTTTTTATAAAACGGATAATCGAAAATGATTGTCAATATACCTAAAAACCAATTATGTCAGGCATTTGATCCAATGGTAATATTGCCCGTAAAAACTCGTGAACTTAATATCCCTAAACTGACAGAAAATACTGGATGCGTGTGTCCAGCATATTTTTATATGGAAGGCATACATGGAAAAAGATTTTTATGCGATTTTCATTTTGCATATGAAAAAGATATAGTTATGGAAAGAACCCCTGATGATTGGCCAAAAATTTGTGAATATTTAATTAATAAATTAGAGGATATAGCAGAGACATTTGCCAAAGATCCTGGGACTGAGCCACAATTATTAAATAAAAAATGCTCAAATGAAGGATGTAACTTATCTGGATATGTGTTATTTAGTATAAAAAATGTTGAAAGAATTTTTTGTAATTTTCACTACAGAAAAAGATATTACCGATTTTTATCTAATAATATTGACTTTATAGAACAAACAGACATATTTATTGATGAAAGATACAGGATGCACTACTCTGTAGAAGAAGAAATGCTTATGTTGACATATATCTAATACTATAGTATAATTAGTATATGAATTCCGCCATAGTTGACACAAACTCCAAAACAGAACTTAACTCTACCCACAGGTGTGATCAGTGTGGGGCAAGAGCGCTAGTTTTAGTAAAAGGAGAAATTGGAGACCTAATGTTTTGTTCTCATCATTATAATAAAATTATGGATAATGCTGTTGGTTATGACAAAATGATGAAATTTGCAAAAGAAATTTTAGATAAAAGGTATGTTCTTGAGACAAAGCAGGATTTAGAAGAAGCAATAAAAAGATAATGAACAAAGACAATGATGCAATTGTGCAAGAAATGATAGAGGCTGGAGCGCTTGAACTTGAGGGGATAGATTCAGAAAGCGGAGAGTTTTTATATAAAATTACAGACAAAATGAAAGACATAAACAAAGCCCTTTATGATGAACATTTAAACATGATTTATGCAGACACAATGTATTTTTGGGAAAGAGGGTTTTTAGATGTTAGTGACTTTAGCAGTTCAAATCCAATGATCTCTCTTACCTCTAAGGCTTTCGATGTTAAGGCCATATCAGAATTATCGCTAGAAAAAGCAGAACTTTTTGTTAGAATAAGAGATGCTTTAAAAGAAAACAAAAGATGATATAATCTTGATGTGGCTATTTTAAAAAGAAGTAATTATGTATAAAATTATTGAAAATGTTTTTTCAAAAACAGAAATTGATTATCTAAAGGATGTGTTTGAAAAAAGGGAAACTTTAAAACTTTATACTTTTCGTCCAGATACGGGAAGAATTTCTATAACCATGCCCCCGAATTCAATAAAACCAGAAATAGTTGCCAAAGTGCAAGAAATTATTAAAAGTGTTTATGGTAAAGATTATGAAATTAAAGATATTGGATTTCAAAGATATAAATTACAGTATGGCATTCCAAATTTAAAGCCACATATAGATGACCAAAAATGTCAAATTGTATTTGACTATCAAATTGAGTCAAATAAAAACTGGGATCTTGTTGTTGAAGGAGAGTCTATAAGTTTAAATGATAATGATGCTGTTGTTTTTGAAGGAGAAAAAGATGTTCATTGGAGAAATCCAGTGCATTTTAAATCACATGAGTATGTATCGATGCTTAATTTTAATGCCGTTGACAAAGATCATTGGAGCAATTTCACAGAAATAGACCCAATTGGGCCAGAAGAATTAAAAAAAATTCGTACAAGCATCGCAGAAAAATGGAAAAATAATTACCCTATTAAAGATTAAGTCTTTAGACAGCGTATCAGTTCTAAATTAGTGATATACTGATATTATGAACAAATTTGATGGCTGTTGCCCAGAAGAAGATATTGAAAAAAAAGCACCATGTTGGAAAGGATATGTGCAGCGTGGCATGAAGCCAGGAAAAAATGGAAAGCCAGTTCCTAATTGTGTTCCTGCTGCAAAAGCACTTTTTAGTGAATTTGGAAAAGACTATACAAAATCTAAAACTACTAGATATACATTAGGAGAGTAGTCTATGTCTTCTGGTAGATATAAAAGACACGATGGTTTTAATCCTGTTCAAATCAAAGATGGAAAAATTGTTAGACTTCGTAAAGATGGAACAATCAAGGCAGTATTAGGAGAAATGGGCAAAGATGGCAAAGCAAAAAAACCTCGAATCAACTAAAAAAACTTTAATAAAAACACTTGGTAGAAAAATCAAATAATATGTCTCAAATTACCAAAGAATCTATAATCTTTGCTAAAAAAAATAACAAAGTTTTATTATGTCCAAATTTTTGGGAACAAGTTCCTAGTTGGTCAGATGTTTTTGATATTTTTAAGTTAGCAAATAAAAAAAATAGCGTTCATTTTAATTCTTTTGGCACCTGTACTATTGATAAATCAGAACAATATTCAGATATTTTTGATAATTTTATAGATAAACTTTCTTTGATTCACCCTGGAAAAAAAATAGCAGTTTTTTCAATTATTCATTTTATAACTAAACATGATAATACCATTAAAGATGAAATAGCCAAAATTTTTAAAGAAGATTTTATTAACACAAACCCACACCCTATGCCAAACCCCCTGCCCCCAAAGGAAGCATTTGAGCCTACAATTCATTCTGATGCGGTTGATGGATTTTTTACTCAATTTGCAGGCTCAACCCTTTGGAAGGTGTATGATAATAATAATTTAGAACAAGAGAGTTATACGTTAAATTCGGGCGATCTTATTTTTATTCCAAAAAATTTAAAACATAGCGTAGAGTCTCTGTGCCCAAGAAATGCAATATCTATATCCTTTTCTGACTAAATGATATACTGAGGCTATTATGGAATACTTTGTGGCTATAGGCTTGACATCTATCGTCTTTTCCTTTATAATATATATAGGAGTTAAGATTAATAAAGTCTTGACAAAAGAAAAAACTTTTGGCGGGATTCGGCACAGGCAAAGCACTTTGCATAATGCTGTTAGATTAATTTTACCAACCAATGAAGACATAATTAAAAACATAATTATGAATAGGGAGAGGTCACCACAAGCAAAACAGTCTAATCAAAAGTATAATCCAGAACGTATCAAAGTTGTTGTTATTAACGATAAAGCATATTGGATTCAAGACAATGCGTTTTACGAAACAACAATAACTGATAGTGGAGAAATAAATCAATCACTAGCAAAACCAGTTGATACAAGCAATATGGATACAGAAGAAATTGATAAACTGATGAAAATTGTTGATGATTTAAGGAGTGTAGAAGACAATGATGGTAGTGATACAGGGAACTAACGAGTTTAAAGAGTACTCGGTTTTTTTGCGTGCCATGGGCGTTGTTTTATCTAACATGAAACCAGAAGACAAAGAGTTAGCCCTTTACGTTGTAGGATCTAGAAATAGTAAAATACAAGAATTTGCTATGGAGTTTTGTAATCTTTCTGAAAGGGGAATGAAAGGAAGAGGCAAAAAGATTCAAATGCATCAAACAACAGATTCTTGGGTTAGTACATATTTATCACAAATGAATTATTTTGCATTTTTTAGCAACACAAAACAACCAATATCGGTATTGGCAAAAAAGGCCAAAGACCAAGGAGTAGAACTGGGAACATTCCAGTACTAAAGGAGATATATGTTAATTAAAAAACTAGAAGAAGCCGAGCAAATTGTTAAATCTAATAAAGATTTAAGATGGTTTGGCTGGGATATAATTTCAAGAGAAATTACAATTAATGGATTTAGTCATAAGTCTGGATCATTTCTTAATAACCGTTGGGGCATTGATAGGCGCTATCCAATAACGGAAAAAGGCTGGTACTTACCAAACAATTTGGGAGTAAAAAAATGACAAATTATCAACCGTATCAAAACTATTTTGATGTTTTAGGAAAAAATAAAGACAACATTGTTATAATTAATAATTTTATTAGCCATGAAGATTTGCTAGCCATTAATGATTATCTTGATTTGTACGAAAATAATGATGAATTTATGGGCGGAAAAGATTTAAGAGAAGATCAAGTTGAAAAAGAAAATCCAAAAGTTGCAAAAATTCTTGATAAATATGAGAAAAAAATATATGAAAAAGTAAATGAACTTTTTACTGAAAAATATAAAATTCCTATTATTAGAAAGCCAGTTAACTCTACGCATTTTGTTAAATGGATCCCTGGGATGAATTCTAAATTGCACTCTGATTGTGAAAAACCAGATGGGACTCCAGCATATGCTGCAGATTTTTATACTTATAATGTAGCAGTTTTGATGTATCCAAATGACAAATACACTGGGGGAGAAATTACTTTTCCAGACTATGATTTAGTTTTAAAGCCAAAGCCAGGAGATATGATTATGTTTCCAGGAAACAATGCATACAAGCATACAGTTCAAAGAGTAGAAAGTGGAACCAGGTACACCATGCCATCTTGGTATGCTTTTGATGTTAATGAGGCGCCTAAAGAGTCTAAGAAATATTCATACTTAGATTCTGTTCAACTTTGGGAAGGTCTGCCAGATTTTGACAAAATAGACCCAGTTGGTATTGATGTTAGGAAGTATAATGAAGGATCATAAATGGAAAGATTCTGCTTTATGTTTAGGGCAACCAACTAGTGTTTTTTTTGAGCAATACGAAGAAGGCAGTATAGATTATAAAAATGGGATAGATCAATTTTGTTTAAATTGTCCAGTATTAAAAAAATGCTTTGCAGTCGGAGTATCTGGTAAAGAATATGGCCTTTGGGGAGGGATATATTTAGAAGAAGGGGAGCCGTCAAAAGAGTTTAATTCTCATAAAACAAAAGAAAAGTGGTCAACTCATTGGAAAGCATTAACAATGGATAAAGAATTATAATGTATACAGACAGTATGCGTAGAGCCTTTAGGTCTATCAGGGCCCCTAAAAATTTTAGTGTTGATCTTGTAGATAATGAACATTTTTTAGTTGTTCGAGCAGACGAGGTGGCTTTTGTAAAATTAGGGCATGATGACAAAATAGAAGCAGTACAATATATGATAAAAGTTAAAAAAGCATTAGAAGAAAATGGGGCAATTGTTTTGTTAACACGAAAGGCAGTAAAATAACAATGATAGATTTACGGGGCACACCTACACATGTATGCGTATGTGGCTCTAAGGTTTGGAATATTAAGGCAATGTTTGAAGATGGTGCAATTGCCTTATATTTCTTAGATATGAAGTGTGCTGATTGCGGATCTTTGGCAACAGCACCTACTGAAATTGACGGAGGAGAGTTATAAGATGTCAAGAATGCCAGTGCCTCCTGCATCTTCTGATGACTTTGTTTTGTTAGATGATCAAATAGACTGTGCTTATTTAATTGATCAAGACAAACTTAATCTTGCAAAAATATATTCGTCTAGAGAAGAATACATCAAGACCCTTCCTTTTGGTTTAAACTATATGGAGGTAGGGGTAGCCTGGGGATATTATTCCGAATTGGTTGCTAAACAAAAAGCCCCAGAATGCATACACCTGGTAGATTATTTTGATCAAGATTTAAAGTGTTGGTCTTGGAGAAAATTTGGAGAGTGTAAATGTTCGGGGCAAAAACATGAACTATTATATACTCCAGAAACGCATGAAGCCTATATAGTTGATAAATTCAGTACATACAACAACGTAAAAACGTTTAAAGGGGATAGTAAAAAAATATTAAAAAATATTTTAAATAAATATGACTATATATATTTAGATATAACTAACGATAGAAAAGACATAAGGCCCACCCTTCAAGCAGCCTCCTTATTAGTTAAAGATGGAGGAATTATTGGCCTAAATGATTATTTAATTTATGATGGAATAATTGAAGACAAGCCATACGCAACATTTCAGGTAGTAAATGAGTTTTTACGCTATAATAGTAATTGGAGCGTTGATGCAATAGCATTACATGCTCTAGGATTTTATGATATATATATAAAAAAGGACTGCTAATGACAAATAACTATAACTATATTCCAAAACATGTTTCGTCTTCTCCTGTTACAGAAGACTACATATTTACTGACCCAAATAATATTTTTATGGATTTATTTAAGAATGAATTTGATACAACATGGATGAGAAATACCGAACAAAAAACATTTAGCATAATTGAACCAGAAAAAGAAACTATTGATGATGGTTTGGTTATTTATAATTATAACAAACAGAAGTTTAGATCTGATGACTTTACTAATGTTCATAATGGAAAGCATATTCTTTTTTCTGGATGCTCAGAAACAGAGGGTGTTGGCGGAAACATAGAAGACGCTTGGTCTAAAGTCTTGTATGATCTTTTGTCTAAAGAAGAAAAATGTTCTGGATTTTTTAATTTGTCAAGATCTGGCTGGGGCTGGTCAAGAATTATAACAAATGCTTTAGTTTATTTTAAAAAGTATGGATACCCTGATACCTATTTTATTATGTTGCCAAATCATCAAAGAAAATTTCTTTATTCTAGTCATGGACATCCGTGGGCATATTGGCAAAAATACCCAAAAGTCTACATGATGAAAAATCCTGACAAAGCAAACGATCCCGACTTTGCAACAGAGCCTAAAGAACATCTAGAAGATTTTGTTTATTTTTTGATTTCTTGGAAAATTTTTAGCGAATTGTGTGTACAAAAAAATATCAATTTAATATTTTCTTCGTGGGATTCTATAGATAAAGAAAGCATATCTAGGCTAGAAGGCTTTGACAATTTTGTTAATATTCAAAACAATAAGATTGAAGATTATGCCAAGACATATTATAAAGATCATGAAATTAAAAAAGATGATTATAGCAAAAGAGATCATCATGCTGGAAGGATTCTTCATCATTTTTGGGCTGATGAATTCTATAAAAAATATCAGCAATTAGGAAAATAATATGATAAATAAAATAAAGAGATATATAAAACTTAAAATACAAATAAGAAAAATTAAAAAACAAATAAATAAGCCACGAACTTTTATATATTAATATTGACAAATCATTGATTTGACACTATACTTTATATATGACAAAAATAAAAACAATCCTAACTGTTTTATTAATTTCTATTGCTTCTCCAGCACATTCTATGGAGAATGCTCCTGATGCGCTAAATGATGGGAGAACAGTCCCTCTTATAATTCAAGGTAGTGGCAAAAATTGTACTGGATTTTTATATTCTGAAAAAATTGTTTTAACTGCAGGGCATTGTATATTTGACCGATACACACAAAATTTATGGAAACAGCAGTATATAGGAAAACCAGGTATGCCTTACGTGCCAAACAGCAATGAGTACGAATTATTTTCTATAGAAAAGACTTTTTCAAATTGGAAAATTAAAACAGAAAAAGATTATTCAGATACCGATGATTTTGCTGTTTTGGTTTTAAAAAATAAAATTTCAGTTCCTGGAAAAGCATATATTGCTACAAAAGAACAGGTGGACAATTATATAAAAAACAAAGCCATGGTCACAACAATTGGCTATGGTATGCAAAGCAAAGAACATAAACAAAACGATCTTACAAAGCCAAAATATGCACAATTTCCATTAATTTCAAATGAAAGAGTTAACGCTGTAGTATCCGAAGTTTATAATTATAGTGGGGTTGGTCACTATGGAATGAAAATTCACGTACTTCAAGTTCCTGGAGGGCCAAGCACCTGTTCTGGTGATTCAGGGTCGCCATTTTATATAAAAGATGGAGAAACCTTTATCTATTTAGGGCCATTGTCTTGGGGTTTTGGTGGAATTCCAAATTGCAGTGGTAACGGATGGAAGACAAATGAAATGAATATGGGGTCAGTAGCAGCATACGATTATTTATCTTTAATTAAAGAAGCAGAAGATTATGTTGCCAAGCAAAATGTGGTAATTATACCAACACCAACCAACTCTCCATTAACCAAAAAATCAATTATTAAAGTAACAATAAAATGTTATAAAGGAAAAGAAATAAAGAAAATATATGGAATTAATCCTAAATGTCCAAAAGGATATAAAGTAAAGGTTTAGGGTTGATAGTGCTATAATAGAGGTACCCTTTAAACGGGGGAATAAAAATATATAAAAAGGAGAAACATGTCAAACATTGACACTAAACAATTAAAGGCTATGGGAGCATCCTATGGTCGATCAGTATTAGGTGCAGGAATTGCCTTATACATGTCTGGTATCACAGATCCAAAGGATCTATGGGCTGCTCTAGTGGCTGCCATTGCGCCCGTTCTATTACGTGCAATAAATCCTGGAGATCAGGCATTTGGTCTACTACCAACTGTTGAGTCCGTAGACAAGGCTTTAAAGGCTGCTAAGGCCCCTGTAAAGAAGGCTGCTGCAAAGAAAAAGAAATAGGTTTAATTTAAAATTGGCCATGCAGAAATGTGTGGCCTTTTTTATTTAATGATATAATAAAAATATGTATAAGATAATTAATAATTTTTTTAATGAAGAAGAAATAAATATTATATTAAATAATATAAAAGAAACAGAAGATTCAGGGGCTGGACAAATATATAGGCAGACAGGAAGAAAATTAATTGGTTTAGATAGTTTAAATAGAGATATTATTGATAAAGTTGAAGCCTACGTTAACAGCACATATAATAAAAAATTAATAGTAAAAGATATTGGTTTTATGAGGTTTAAAAAAGAATATGGAACCCCAAAACTATTGCCACATAAAGATGACTATGCTTGCGAAGTAGTATTTGATTATCAAGTTAAAACTAATAAAAAATGGGATTTGTTTATTAAGGGAGAAAGAATAGAGTTATTAGATAATGATGCAGTTTGCTTTGAGGGAGAGGAAGAAGCGCACTGGAGAGAAAAGGTGTTATTTGGTGATGATGAGTTTGTAGAAATGATTTGTTTTAATTGTATTGGCGAAAATCATTGGAGACATTCGTCTACAACAAATCCTTTAAATGAAATTGAGCAAGCAAAAAAAACAAAACAAACTTTTAAAGATTGGTCTCATATATATTCTGGTTGATCTGGATATCCAGAAATTTTTAAAAATACATTAATTGCATATCTGAAATCGCTTGCTGGCATTATCCCATGCCTGTTGTACCAATTTCCTGGAAAAGACACCAACATTCCTGGCTCTGGTTTAATTTTAAAATCATGCTCAGGAAAATATAATTCTCCGCCATCGTAATCATCATTTAAATATAGCAAATTTGATATGTGCCCACTCCAGTCATATTTAATATTATTGTCAAAATCAGTCAATATATCGCTATGAATATTAGTTGCAAAGTAAGGCAATCTACCATTTAAATAATCACTTTTAATGTTATACCTGTTTGCATCATCATCGTGTTCTAATTTTAATTTAAATAAATCTTCTGAAATATTTTTAATTTTTTCTTTATATTTTAATATTAAATTTTTAGCGATAGGGATATTTTTTTCATTAATTAGATCTTCTCTATAAAAAAAATTACATAATTCATTTATGACGGCAAGATCATCTTTAGGCATAAAATTTTTTACAATTTTAATTGTATCCTTATTGGTTCCCAAAAAAATAGTTGCTTTATCTTTTATTTTAGTCTCACCTCTAATTGAGTCAGTAAATATTTTTTTAGGATCTGCTGTAGCAATATTTTCTACTTTAAAATATTCACTCATTTTTGGTTTTTGCAAATTCATAGACTCTGATTCTATAATTTCATTTTTAAAATCACTAAATCTAGTCCATAACGAAAGGGTAAACCTTGTTGCCCCAGTAGTTTGTGTTACTCCATGAAGAAAATGTAAATTTCCAGGGAAACATACAAACATTCCTGGCTCAGGAACAATTTCGACTCCTTGATCTGGAAAATACAAAACTCCCCCATCGTAATCTTTGTTTAAATAACAAAGAATAGACAGATGCCCACTCCACAAAAATGGCCAAACTTTTTCTTGCTCGGCGAATAAATTGGGCTGATCATAAACTTCTTCTTGATGATAATCAATGATATCTGTATGTGGCTCAAGGTAAGATCCTTCTGGATGAATAAATAAATCTAAGGGTCTATCTTTATTCAACTTTAATCCATATAGTTCTTCTGCTTTATTCCTTAGCATATTTTCATATTTTTTAAATTTTTCTTGCAATACGGGATCAGTTGCATTAACAATAAAATGGTGTGTTTTATTTTTTTCAACTTTTGACATTATTTTTCCAAAATTTACAAATTCATCGATATCAGATTGCGGAATAAAATTTTTAATTATTTTTATTGTGTCTGGGCCAGTACCAATTATTTTACTAATGTTATCTATTTTTTTTGTTGGCACATTGACTGGCGTAATTTGACCATTTTTGTTCATATACATATTGTATCATGACCATATGTTATAATAATTTTATGGCAAATTTTTTAATTCCACAAGATAGTCTAAAATATGCAAAACTGTATAGTAGTCGTGATGAGTTTATAAAAACGTTGCCGAAAGGGCTAACATTTTTAGAGGCTGGAGTTTTGGCTGGAGATTTTTCTGCCAAGGTAATAGAGGTTTGCTCTCCGTCTAAATCTATCTTAATTGACCCATACGAGTCTCTTGATTGGAATGCTGCCGAATATCATGAAAGCAGGTGGCATGGGCCAGAGCAGCATTTTAATTTTGTAAAACAAAGATTTTCTAATATAACAACAGTAAAACTTTTTCAAGGAAAATATGAAGATTTTGCTTTAAACAATAAAGATACTTTTGATTTTTTATATATGGATTATGATACTTCGTATACCTCAATACAACATCAAATAGAAATATCAAAATCTAGGTTAAGTATAGATGGAATTTTAGGCTTTAATGATTACAATATTTATGAGAATGATACAAATACAGGAAAAAAACAAGGGACAGTTCATGCAATTAATGATTTTCTTTATAAAAATTCTGATTGGTACGTTTACGCTTTTGCCTTAAATGACAACCTTACCTCAGACATTTATTTAAAAAAATTAACTTAAACCTTTAATTTCACTTATAATTCTATTTGCTATCTTATCGTACTCAATTTCTAAAATAGCGTTGTTCATGTCTATTGTATGAACTTTAATTTTGCCAATCTCCTCAAAAAGAATTTTTGTTATTTTTTTATGATTTTCTTCTGGTAGCCTATCAGATGATGTAGGTATAATAAGAAAAGACATTTTAAATGGCACGTCAAAATCATAATCTAATAATTGATTTTTTGCATTTGTTATAAAGTCATTTATAATCAATTCGTTAATTGTTGTGGCATTAATTACTATTGTAATAAAAGTGCTATTTGGAAAAATATCAATAACTTTGTCTAAAAATTCTAATATAAAAGTTTTTGAGTCTTGGTGATCTGTTTTAATGTAAGGAAAAAGACAAGGCATTCCATGATCAAGTAAATCTAACAAAAAAATATCTTGATCTTTTTTGCTTGCTGGAATTAGTTCTTTATATATAAATTCACTAGATGCAAAGGCAGAATGGCTAAGAATTAAAGAAGAAATTGATGGTCCTGGGCAAACAGTATAAGGAATTTTATTTTTTAATGCCAAAGAAACTAACATTGTCCCTGGGTCTGTGGTTCCAGGCATTCCTTCGGCAGAACAATATACAACATTTTTGTTACTATCAATAGTTTCTTTTATTATTTTAATTACTTCGTCATCTGATATACCTTGCCAACTGTGCTTTTTCATAATTTCGGTTCGAAGATCTACAGTCGGATTGGGCCATTGATAAATTTTTTTATTATCTATAATGTTTAATTGTTTTAATTTATTTTTAAAGAATCCTTTATCTTCTACAATAAAGACATCTGTTTCTTTAATTATATCTAAAGCCCTAACAGTAATATCGTTAACATTTCCTAAATCAACACCGACAAAAATTAATTGTCCACTCATTATTCTTTTTCGTTATCTTTTTTATTTTGTAAAATATTTGCATAGGTCATCCCTCTTATTTTTTCATAAATACTTTTTTGTTGTCTTTGAAATTTAGATAATTGAACCTTATTTGACAATCTTTTCTTGTTTTTATTTGATCTTTTAACTTTAGATTTAGAAACTTTATCGTTACTTTTTTTCATTTATACCCCTTATTCATCTTCAGATGGTTTATTTGATACCCAAACTCCGTCTTGATCTATGCCTTTTGTCATATAAAAATAGCAAGAAATAAAACCAATAAAAAAACTAAACAATACCAATAATGCTGTCATTTTTTTCTCCTTTGTATCAGTATACCAAAAAAACGGGGATAAGTCAAGATATACTATATAAATGGAAAGAGCCTTACTATACCTAATATACTCTCCATCTCTTAAAGCCTTTAAGGTTGGGATATCCAATCTATCTAATCGTAGATATTCTCAACACAGAGTAAAGGGCTGGATGATTATTCGTTATTGGTATTTTGAAAATAGGGATAGTGCTAGGCTTGTAGAACAGGAGGTTTTAAAGGTTTTTCGTAATAGATTCCCAGAGACTCACTTAAAGAAAGAAGATATGCCACAACATGGATATACCGAGGCCTTTAGTTCCAAGTCTATCTCATCACGTAAAGTAATAAATATCATTAATAAAACTATTAAAAACAAACTTTAATTTTTAAAATTTTTTACCTATGTCTCAAATGACCAGGCTCTGCGTAATGACAAAAAAGAACAGCAACATGAGCGTTTGGTTTTTCTAATCTTTTTCTTGAGTGACTTTGCTCTTCTCCCCAAAAAAATAATGCTTGATTTTCTTTTAAAGTGTAAGGAGTATCTTCAACATATATATCCCATGGCTCAGTCTGATATAAAGGTATATCTAGGGTATGAGTTCCTCCATAAGAATCTTTGTGTTTGGTGACTATTGCGTTAGTCTCATAATGTGCAAAAAATCCTATGGTCGGCAAAATTTTGTCATTGCCTAAAGTTTTTCTAACAATGTCTAAACTTGAATATAAAAAATCTTTTAAAATTGGCAGATTCATTGAGTCATTAATATATCTACCTTCTCTATTTTGCCAGTGATAGTTTTTGTAGTTTGCCTTAAAATAAGTTTGTAGTTTTAGGAATTCGTCTTCTTTTATTAAATTATCTATGATTTTGGGCGTTCTATCCATACTTTAAGTTTATCATAATAGTTTTAAATTTCGGCGAAAAATAGAAAGAGTAAACTAATCTATGCACCTAGCGGTGCACTATCGGTTAATATTCTAATATGCCTGCATTAGGAATTCACTATCCCAAAGGGCACACAAAGACTCATTCCCAATATCATCAAAGTAATAGCGATTTTTTTCGGGGCTATAAGTCCAACCCTTCCATATATCACCATCATCCCAAGTAAGGTTTGTATCCATTAGTTCATGCATTATCTATTTTCCTAACAGTAATTGGACCATTAAGTGATTGCCAGACTTTTTCTTCATCTCTCATTTGTTTGCGCTTTCTTTTCATATAGCCTTTTGTGTACTCCATAGCCCCAGTTGAGGTACCAGTTTTACCAGAAGACAGTAAACTGCTTTTCTTTTTAGCCATATAACCTTTCAATTTTAAGGACAGTTTTAAGACTTATCCAGGTCCTATCCTGATCTTTTCCTTTATAGACGTTGTCAGGCTCTATTTGTTCGTCTTGTGGGGTATTGCACTATTAATTATACATAAGGCTAAAAGGTTTGTCAACCCTATAATGATATAATATGAGGGTATGAGTGATAATCTTTTAAAACAAATAGCAGCAATAATAGCCCCACATCTAAGGTATAAACACAAAGACTCAAGGTCTTTAGAGATAGCAGAAAAAATACTAGAAGAAATAAACAATAAGAACTGATATACTGGTTTGATGTTATATGTGGTAGGTCTTCCAGTGGGTAATTACGCAGACATGCCACCCAGAAACCTTCAAATGATTAAAGATGCCAAACACCTTGTAGTTGAGAATACTGAACAATTTGAGCAATTTTTGCACACTTTTAAAATAGATAAAAGTGATTGTAACATTCTGTATCTTATTACTCAAAACAAAAATATGGCTCAAGATCCAGCAGAAAAAGAAATAACGGCTCAGGTGCTGAAATATTTAAAAATGGGAGAAGATGTTTATTTAATTTGTGATGACGGGATGCCAGGGATTGCAGATCCAGGAGCAAGGCTAATAAAAAGATGCGGTGAACACGGGATAAAGGTGTCTGCCACTCCTGGTCCAAGTGCAGTCATAGCAGCCGTAACAGTTGCCGCTATGGGACATAATTTTTCCTTTCATTCTTTTTTTGCAAAAGATAAAATTTTTAGAAAGGGTCAATTATTAAGTTTAAAGGATAACCCCATGGCTCATGTATTTATGCTTAGAAATGCCATATCTCCAAAAGAATTTTTACCAGAAATTGAAGAGGTATTTCCTGAAATTATAGAAATCTGGGGGGATAGACAAGCAACCCTTTGTATCAATTTAACCATGGATAATGAGACTGTCGTCAGAGGAAAGATATCTTACTTATTAGAATACATACTCAAACATAGACAAACTAAAGATAAAATAATGATCGTAATAGAAGGAAAAGATCAAAACGGTTTTTATCCTCGCAGCAGGTAGTGGCACGAGGTGGGACAACTATAGAGGCGTTCCAAAGCATAGAGTCGTAATTGAAGGTGAAGTCCTGGTTGAACGGACATATCGGCAATTTTCTAAGTATGCAGATAAGGTCATAATCGTCGCTAATGAGGAACAAGGCTTTGCCCAGACTTATATCCCCCCTGAAAATAAAGCATGGAGAGATATAGCCAAGTTCTACTCAAGTAGGGATATCTGGACAGAGGGTAAGAATATTCTGGTTTTTGCAGATGTGTACTTTACCGATGAAGCAGTTGAACGAATTATGAATGATCCTTATGGCCTATCATTTTATCTACGTAGCAAACCTTCTCACCTTACAAAGAAGTTATGGAAGGAGATATGGGGTATAGGGTTTGAAGGTTTTTCTATTCCTATCTTAGAGTCTACGATATTAAAAATCATAGAATCCAAAGAGAATTACAGTGCTGGTGGTTGGCGTTTGTATGACCAATTAACCCAAGATAAACAAAAATTTCACTCCGTAGAGATAGATGATTGGACTGAAGACTTTGATTTTCCTGCAGATATTGACACTTGGGAAGCAAGGAGAAAGAGGTTTTTAGCACAAATAAATGTTACTGATGATAGCAAGATCTAACTGTAGAGTAAAGTGGAGGAAAGTGGTGGGGAATGGAGCGCTTTTATATGGGGCTTCGTAATGTCTGGCGGAAAAACCTTCCTATCCCAAACCTTCAAACCTTCAAACCATATGCCCTGCATACGCCTTATACCATAGATATAAAGGTTTGTCAAGCACCAAAAGGCTCATAAAAAAATAAAGAAAAAGTTATAAAACCATATAGAATCTGGAAAAAAGATTAAGGTTTCGTAATAAAAAAAGGTAAAAAGGTTTGAAAGTATTGAGGTTTTATATAGAGAGTATTATGACTCTGATTGTCTTTGTCCCCGCTTGAAAAGGCGCTTGATGTTACGAAGGACCTTGACGGGATGACGTACTGGGGAGAAAGCAAATGAAATTGCGTGCTCTATTGCCGCTTCCATCTCTCTTTCTCTTTCAGACTGACGGCGGAACATTGCTCTTGAAAAGTGACGGGGACTCATAATGATATTATATCACTATTTAATTATATAAAAATCCGGGGATTAACCTTGAAACCTATACTTAAAGTGTATAAGACAAGTATCTATAATCAAACCATCCTTGTCAGATACATAGGTGGCTTCTTTATCACAGTAATAACATTTGGTTTTAAGGTTTGACATATTGAAATTATAGCATATGAAGGTTTGGCTATGAATCTGGAAAATATTTCAGTGGATCGTAATGTCTGGATCGTAATAAGGTTTTAAGGTTTGATGGTTTGGAAAGTATGGACCGGGCCTTTAGGCCATGCCCCAATAAAAACCCACAACTTTAGATATTTGTTCCATCTTACTTTCATCATCAATTAAAGATTCTCCAGTAGTATCCTGACCAAAAATATCTCCAATAAGATCAACAGCAACCTTTGATTTGTTGCCATCATTTGCTACTACCCAGTTATCAAAAGACTCTTGATCTATTAATATTTCTGCTCTTTCCATTTTGTTCCCCCTATTTGTTATCTTTAATATAAGACTCAGAATTACTTAACATATCTTCTAAGTCCTCCCAGCCTTTATCTACAATATCTCCTGCCTCATCTACAAACCCTAGAGATGCCAAAAGCATATCAAAGGTTTCTTGTGTATAAAGATCAGACCTTGGAGAAGGAGCAACAATGTCAGTATGAATAGCGTAGGCTAGTGGTAGTCCTATATCGTTATAGTCTACAAACTCTTCAAAGGCTTCTTCATCACGATAGTTTAACCACAACTCAGAAAGAATTTTTAACTTAGTAGTTGGTCCTGTTTGGCTCATCTTATAAGTATACCAAACTATTCGTTGTCATGGAAGTCTTCTTTGATCATACTGTAATTTAGCGTGCTCTATCTCGTCCTCTTGAAACTTAGCACTTTCCAGCACTTCTAATGCCCTGCGATAAATTAAATAAGGAGTTGCCTTAGCCAAATAATATCCAACCTTTTCTAAATCAAGGTAGAAGTCAGAGAGGTGCTTGCCAATGGCAATAGCAACCTTCTCCTCATTTGTCGTTCGATTAGCCCTACTAATGCGATACATAACTCTCCTTACTCCTCAGTATATCAAAAAGTGGGGTAGAGCACAAACCACCCATTAGTCGGTGCCCTACCCTCGTTTTTAGCAGGTGGTGACCCTACCCCTGCAGCGCTCCTACGGGCGTATCCGTAGAGCAATTATAAGAAATAAAACTATCAATGTCTTTGTGGTCTACGCCATCATGACTAATAGTATTATCTGTTAGGTCGATTAATATTGGATGGTCCGCAAACCCTAAGTCATTAGGATTACATGCATAGATTCCAAACCCTGTCTCATCCAAGATAGAGTCTTGCATCAAGTAACTAATAGCCATGCGGGTATAGTATTCTGTATCCCCTTTACGTACCGCTGCATGCTTTAGGGCCTGAGCCAGATCTGTATACATACTGTCTTCGCCCCAATGACTGTACAGTGCTACTGCTAGGTCCTCTGATTGTTTAAATACGAATGTACAGCGTGCTCCCATTAGTCATCCGTCCTTTCAGGTATGATTGATATTTGATTTGTTATCTCATTAAAGATATCGTTCTCGTCTTCAGTGTCAGTCTCATATTCAAAATTCATATAAGTACCTGTGGGCTCAAAGATTATTTCAACATCCCATGTAGCCATTATAGGTCCCCCTCAAAATCGATTACGACTTTAGAAACTCTGCCGTCCTCGTTCATCTGAACATAGACTGGATATAAACCATCGCCATATCCTGTATTAAATACTACTGCCGTGCTATTACCTAACTGACCGTAAGCATTAGAAATAGTGGTGGCACATGCGCCATGATAAGAATATTCACCTTTCTTGTTTTCAATATTCCATTCATCATTTTTGTTGGTGTCCCAATTGTCTAAATAACATGGGTCGCCAACCATTGCCTGTCCGCTATCAATTCCTATTTGGCCTGCTAGGATTAAAGTATCTGTTTTTATCATTGGGTCTCCTTAGAAGTGAAAATCTACTGGTACTAGATATTGTAGAGCAGACTGTTCAGGTTTGTCAAGTCGCTCATTTAAATACTCGAATTCTGAGACATGTTCTTGAAGATCGTAAAACCCACTGTCGGATGTCCAAGAGCCCAGAAGCATTTCTGCTGCCTGTTTGATAGAATAAACATTCATTAGGGTATCTCCGTTCCAGGGACCCCTGCCACCCTCTGAAGCATAGTCGACCATTTGACTAATAAACTTATCAGTCTTAATCTCTACTATGTTCCTGTTCATGGTTTGAGAGCGGAACCTTAAGATATCCTTAACTACTTCTTGGAACTTTTCTTTATTTTCAGCATAGCCAATAACATCAGTGCTGTCATGGTTATAACCGTCCATAAAGTCTTTAGATTTTTGTGCATTAGTGCTCCACCTTCCTCCGCCAACGACGTGCCAATCTGACCAATCGCCTATGCGGTATCCGTCTTCGTTTGTTTGTAGGCTTACAACAACTTTGTCAAAAGCCTCTTGCTTGTTATTTGCTTCAACTGCTAAATAATGTAGGGTATGCATTAGTCGTCCTTTCCTGCAATTAGTTGTATCTGATAATACTGTTTGTCATCGTAGGGCACGGTAGTTACAAAGTAACCAATCCTATTAACCATATGCATACCGTCAGAGATATACGTACCACCGTTATCTCCGTCACAGTAAGTCCATACAGTGTTGGGATGTAGAAACGCATGGTCCCTAACAAACTCTACCTCGTCACCATATGTCTCAAACATATAGCCATGTTCACCGTCATTGAATGAGGCATTCTCATCTAAATGGTTTGGGATAGGCTTGAACTGTTTAAACCATTCATCCTCTGTAAGTTCTACTAACTTGGGCATTGGGCTTCTTTCTCTAGGGTTCTTAATACAATTTTACTACGAACTGGGAAAAATTACAAGGTATCGTAAGGTGATCTACATCACACTGCTTTGGCTTGCTCCCCAATAGGTTTGAGGGTTCTCTTCAAGAAGTCCCCTAATACTATTAACAACCTCTTCGTCAGACATGATCTCTCCGTCTGTGTTTATAAGTTCCATAATCTTATCTATGATCTCACCGTGCTCCATTAGTCAAAGTACCCTTCTGCCCATAGGCCTTGCAAGAAGTCAGAGGCTTGTGTAAGGTTTCTGTGTAGCCAAGGATCATCGTCAGAATTCACGGTAGTTAGAGCAGATTCAACTGCAAGAACCATATTATCTAAATCATCTCTTTCATACCCTAGCATTGACATTACTCACCCCAATATTCTAAGATAGTGTTAAGAGTCATATGGATACGACAATCACAATCACCGCTAGCCATGTTGTCTATTAGATCTAGGTGTGAGAAATTATCCTCGTATATGGTTTCTACTAATTGGTTTATGGTTTTGGGTTTAAACTGCGTATTCATCTGCATACTCCTTAAAGTACCAGTTGAGGGATTTTACATTTAAGTTTAACTCATCATAAGGGTATTTGTCAAGCACGTATTGTATTGCGTCCCCTGCGGTTTTAAAATCAGAGACACACCATTCGTCAATAGATACTTCCCAACAGTTAACTCCGCCAGGGGAGCATGAGTAATCCATTTCATATATTTCTACATTTAGGGTCATATTAATATTTTACAGGCAACTGGCGAAAAAGTCAAGCGTTCTTAATGAAGTGATTGTGTGTTATTATTTAAATAGTCATGGCCGGGCCCACTTGCGATCCCAACGGGACTTGAACCCGTAGCCTTTACCGTGACAGGGTAACGATCTAACCAATTGATCTATGGGACCAGCGGAGCAGTTTTAAATCTTGCTCAGGATTTTTTACTAGACTAGTTGCAAAGTGTTTTGCACAACAGTTAGCAAACGATTTTTCTCTGCATTTATTACAGGGTCAAATCCAGAAGCAGCAGCAAACATGCTTTCGCTATTACCACCACGAGCAGAACGATACCAGTCTAAACGCTCAGTTAGTGCATTGAACGCACCCCAAGCATTTCCACTAATCATTCCGTTAAACTCTCCAGTATAGATATCGTTAATCATATCTACTTTGTTTTCCCATTTCTTTAGAGAGCCCTTGCTATCGGTTTCAGGTTTAGGATATGCAGCAAGAATAATGTTATTGAAATCTTGTGCGGTGATTTCTTTTGTTATCATAGCATGAGCCATTTTATCAAATGCGTCCATGTATGAATTAGCCATGCCTAATGCTTGACGGGCAACAGCAACCTTGCCCTGAGCAGTTTGAGTATGACGGATTTTGAAAGATTGCTTGACGCCATCTTTCTTGCGTGTACGGTTAAGTGCAACATTAAGAGTGTTAGCACACACAACACGAACAGGTGTTATGCTTGCCTGAATTGCAATAGAGCCATCATGTGAAGTGTTGATAAGCAAATAAGTTTTAACAACATCTGCCACACCATTTGGGTCTAATACAGTTTCACGCTCTAATGCAAGAGAGCCAAATACTACACGACCACCCTTAAGAGAGCCAGCAGTTTCCCAACGACCGCCACCATCAAGAATGTTATCACCAAATGAAAATAAATCTTCATTTTGTAGTGGAACATAACGCTCACCAACAATTCCCAAAACATCAGTTTGAGATTTGTCAGTAGGATTTGTACGAACAACATATTGATATTGTTTGTCAGATACTAAACTAGATGGGATTTCTAAATCCTCTAGTCTAACATTCCAATTATTAAGATTAGCAGCAACTAACATTTCGTTAGTGTTTTTCTCAGTATCAAATACAGTACCAAGATTGTGCCATGCAGGTTCACGGAATGATGCAAAACTTGCCACACCGTTTTGAGTTTCTAACTCATGGGCCATTTTTTTCCTTTCGATTGTTTTAACTAAGTTTAGCAGTCATGGCTGACAATGTCAAATAGGATTGGGGGAAATGGTTTAATCTTCTTAAATAGTACAAATCGGACATTTTAGGCGGGCCGGGCATTTTAATAGGACAGTTTATGATCATGTCCAGGATCTTGATAGCCCCCTATCAAATTTAAACGGTCCCTGCAGCGGATGCTACAGATCTCTTATTAGTTCTCTTCCAGTGATACATCGTCCACAGTTAGGTCCGCTTCATAGTCATATGAACTTATTTCTGCGTCAATGGTTACATTGCTTAGGTCAAAGTCTTCAACCTCATCCAGTGGCACCTGTATTGTTCCGCTGAATGTAACAGTTCCGTATACGCTAATCTCCTTCATAGGATTAATAGCAAAGTGTTCTGCTAGCGCTTTTAAAACTTCTTCTTTGGAATAGTTGGGATCATACCATTCAACAATGTGCTCTTCAAGCCACTCAATGTCACCACGTCGCTCTGCAGCCAATGCAGATGATCTTGCTGCATACTCTCGTGACTTATGAAGTTGCCATTCAATATCAGTAACCTTATCAGTCATGAATGTTGCTGCTGGCTCTTCACCTAGTTGCACACCATGTGAAGGTGTCAGTTCAGGTATATACTTGTAGGTCACAAGTAGGTTGGGATTATAAGAAACAGTTAATTGATCTTGTAACATTACTTCGCTCATTAGGGGTTCCTTTTCTGTTAATACAATAATATCACCATGGCCAGGGGAATGCAAGTCAACATCTTAATTAGTCTCACATAGTGGGACGTGATCTACATCACATGGGCCCGGATTTTTGCGGGGCAATTAAAAGGTGAGCAGTTTAGAACTCATGCTCAGGAGTCTTATCTCAGGAATAACTTAGCAATAGATGTTGCCAAGTGCTTATCAGAGATAAATTATTTAGTTGTGCTTACCATAGCAAGGCGTCTTGCGCCATTTGCTAATTGTAAGGATACTCTAGTGGTCTTAGAGTTAATAGGTGAGAACTTTACAATTCTACCTGTGATACCTGTTTTGCTTGTGGTGAATAAATCACCTAGTTGGTATGTGTATCCGCCTAGTGTCATTTGGGTCTTGCCTTTCTGTTTGGGTTTGGGTCATTACTTATCTAGTCTAACATATTTTGGGGGCATAGTCAAATACCCCCAAACTATTAAAGGTATCTAGCGATAGCGTTATATGTGCTAGTGCTAACTGTTTCCTCGTCGGTCATTTTAAGGATACGGATAGCGTTTTCCATTTCCTCTTTCTGCTCACGATAAGTATGAACATGGATTTGCTCAAACTTACGCTCAGGTTCAGCAGGGAACTCGCCTTCCTTAACTGTTAAATCAAAATCAACATTAAGGTTGTTGTTCCATTGGCGATAGTTAGTTCTAAGGTTTTCTGCCTTAGAAACATTAGCGATAGCAAAAGCAAATAGTTCTTTTTTCCAAGCGTCTATTTGGGTTTGGAACTTTGCCTCGTTCTCGTCTTGTGTTTTATAGTTAGCCTCTAGTTCGGCTAATCTGTTTTCTAAGGCTGTAATAACCTTAGCAGTAGCGATTTTTACGCTGATGGGTTTGCTTCTTGCCATTGTGATGGGTTTCCGTTTCTATTAGTGGGGCTTTTAAGTTGAGCAGTTTTTGGTCATGCTCAGGACTTTAGCCACTAGGCTAAGATTACTTTGCTGTCCAAGTAGTCCAGCGAGTTGAGCCATTAACATCTAACTTAACTCTAACTGTGTTCTTGTTAGTTGGCACAATTTCGGTAATAGTTCCTACTACCTTTGATTTTTGTGATGTGTAGGTGTCGCCTACTTTGTATGTTGCGGTTGATACGGACATGGTTCTCCTTCTTGTTGGTTTGGCTTACTACCTAAGAATAACATTATTTCGTCAAAAATACAAGTTATATTTCTAATAATCTCATATTTTGAGATGTGATATCTGTGATGTATCTCACACCAGCGTATAGAAACGGACAAAACGGACATTTAGTGTCCTAGACCAGCAAACACAAAATAGATAAAGATAAGTGATAATACTATTAGTATCTCCATATGCCCCTATTTCTTAGATGATGAAAAAACTATATCGCTCTTAGAGTATACACACAATCCGCATGATACGCAAGCGCTTCCAGCATTTGAGATAAGCGGTATTGACTTAAGATTCTCAGGACACTTAGCACCAGGCCGATTAAATAATTCTTTCATTTCTGTTTGACCTATAGCAAAATTCTGTGCAAGGTATGCAAGGCGCACTCCATGATCTTTTTTTAAACTAACACCGATCTGTTTATTCTCGCTATCTGTTGAATAGTATAAAGATAGATTATCAATACCCTTAAGCATTAACGCTGCTGACTGTACTCTCGTGTATACCCAAAACTTTATATCTGTATTGTTAAGGATGATCTCTTTCCATGCTTTGGTATACGTGTCATTAAAGAAATCTCCGTCCCAATGAATGCGGAATAGCAATGGGGCTTTTTTCTTTTCACAATCTTTTTTAAAATCATTAATCATATTATCTAATAGACTTATCATAGTTGATTCGTCTGCGTCTTTTAATAACTCCCAATTGTGAAGGAGGTTAGCCTTTACTCCTTTGAATAGTTTTTCAAGTTTCCCAGCGTAGCAAACAACCTCGCAGATAGACGTAGCACCAGGACATGAAAAGTTTTTTCCTGCGGGTAATCCGAACGTGTTTGCAATTGCGGCTTGCTTTCCATTTTTTGTAACAAGGTTAGCGACCTTTCTATCATGCGATCTCTTTAATTGGGTCATAATTAAGTATAACATTTTTAGGGGAAAAATACAAGTATACGTAATTAACAAAATGGGACAAAACGGACATTGGCCGGGCGCCTCTTATTTCAACATCATTAAATCAAATTGTTGATACTCAGCAACCTCAATAGTATCTCTTTCACCAAAATCATTTATAATTTCTAAAGTGTATCCATCGGCTAATGAAATTATTTCAGTAATACAAACAACCTCATCATCAACAAGAATGTTATCGTCAACCATTAACTGTCCTGCAGTTAACACATCAACTTTATAGTAATCCATAATTAGAATAATATCATCGTTTTCTAATGTTTTCATTGTTCCTCAATTTCTGCTAAGGTTTCCCATAGGATAGGTTCTAGAATTTTTGCAACTGCGTCTAACTTATCTTGCAAGTCTTTACTCATCTACTGGCTCGATAAACCACTCTAGGTGTGCGTGTGATACCAATGCGCTAGCGGTAGTCCAAGTATTACCCTTCCAACTAATCTGGAATCCATCAACAATTGGCAACTCTATTTTACGAGAGTAGTCCTCATCATAGTAAGCGTCAATAGCCTCAATGCAAGGTTGCACCATTATTGTTGGTATTGGTGGATAATGATTACCTTGCAAGTGATACTTTAATTGTGTTTCTAAGTCTAGCGTTGTGTCTGCTAATCCAATTGCTGTTATGCTTCCCATTATTTAATTACGACCTTTCCATCTCGATAGAAGTTTTTAGTATACATCTTGCCTGTAGGGTCTGACAAGTTATAGGTTGCGTATTCTTTAGCCATGCCAACATCTGCACATTTATTCCAAGCCTCTACTGCTTCTAGCATATCGCTAACTCGTAGCGTGTGAACCAATTCCCCATCATATAAGGTAGTTATAGAGTAATTATATTCCATTAGTTTAGTTTCCAATCTAGTAGGTTGTCGGCAGGGATATTGTAAGGATTACACTCGCAAGCCCATACATCATAGTCTATAGCATTTCCTGCGAATTGCCAACCATAGCCATAACAATTATCGCACTCTAATATATCCATTACGCTTGCTTTTACTTTACCCATTTTGCCTTCTTTCTTTATATCTTTATCCTATCAGACTGGACTGACAAAATCCAATTAGACACCATAATCTGGAGAATCTGGGGTGTGATCTTAACCACACGTAAAGACTATTGATTGCGACACGCCGTCAGCGCCGGGCCTTTCGAACGGATGTTCTAGGGCCTTTTGTTTATTTGTTTTTAAGTCGCTCAGTTCGCAACGCAATTTGCAATCTGCGAATTTCTTTTTGTTGTGTAATATTTTGTTTCCAAAATAAACCCATAACAGTTAAGCAACCAAGCAGCGCAATAATTATTGCAAGCAAATCCCAATTAGTTAGCATTTATTTACCCCTTCCACATTTCAGATCCAACAGGAACTAAACCAATTTCATCAATTCCGCAAGCCTTTTCAAATCTTGCAAAATCAAAGTTTTCATTATCTGACTTGAACCACTCAGCAAACTCTTGAACTAAATCTTCATAAGTGTTTTGTGGAACTTCATCTACAAATCCAGCCAATATGTTTGCGGTTTTAATATAGTCTTTTCTAGTCATTAGTCAGCCTCTTTCGTAGTAAATAAAGTGCCTAGTGCAAAATCATTACATTCGCATTTTTCTACATTGTAGTCAAGGTCATTACCCCAAAAGATAAGACCTTGTCCGTTGCAATCATTACAATCAAAACGCATAACAGAGTTAATCATTGTTTTTTACCTCTTAGCGTTCCTCTAATGCCTAGCATATCGCAATCTAATTTAACAGATACGCCAACAGGTAATTGGTTTGGGTAAGTGTTGATAAAATCAGCCACTTGTCCCTTAGTGGTTAAGTAAATCTTTTTTACTGCGCCATTATAGGTTTCTAGATTTATAGTGTAAGTCATTTCTGACCACCTTTCGTTTTTGTTTGAGTTTTTATTCTATCAGTTATCGCTGACATTTTCTAATTGTAGGGGGTGTGTTGGGGTGTGAGTTGCCTCACATCTCCTTGATATTTGCCTCGTGGTAGGCAAGGGTTATACCCTCACCAAACTCAGCGACTAGGTCATCATAGACCTCATCTAGATAGTTAAGATAATCAGACATTAGTCACCTACCTTAACCGCTACTGTGCGATAAGTGTTGTTAAGACAACCTTCATCTATTTCTACAAAATAGGCTTCGGTATTATCACCATACCAAAGAGCCTGTTTAGATTTTTCTGCTGAGATAATTTTCCCAGTTACAGAATTAGAGTTATAAGTTTTACCAATTAGTAAATCTTCTATTGTGTATAAGTTAGCCATTGTTAGCCACTTCCTTTCTTTATTTTCTTACTCCGTAAGTCTATCAGAATTAGCAGACATTTACAACTTACTAGCCAGTAATTCCAAATAGTGAGACGCTCAGATCGTGTGAGAAAAATCACATCGTACGTAAGTTATCCACAGCCTGTGTACGACACGCCAGGTGCGCCGGGTTTTTTATTGCAATTTATTTTTATGTTTTGTTTTTCTTGAATACTTTTTTTTATTTGGAATTGGAGTCGCAGCATTACTACGACGCAATTCTTGAATACGAATAATTTTGTTTTTTATTTCTTTTAACATTTTTATTCCCAACAATTAGAGCAAGTAATTATATCTTGCTCATCAAAAAATTCACTAGAAACTTTTTCATTACATAGACGACAATTAAGAGTTATCATTTAGACACTTTCCAATCTGTCCACATAGGCAAACGCTCAGGGTCGGTATCGTTATACCAACGCTCAATATTTTGTTCACAAACTTCACAGAATGTAAATTGGTCGTCATGTACCATAGAGATAGCAGACTTATTAGGAACGTGTGATTTACACACTTGGATTATTGTTGAATTCATTTGAATTCCTTTCTAGTTTGAGAACCTTTCTCAACTTTCTTTATACTAGAAGTATAACACCTACCACTGACATTTACTCACCAGTAAGTAGGACAAAACGGACATCGTGTCGTGTGATGTAGGTCATGTGGATAACTTAAGCGTGAAATAGGTATGTGATCTACATCATGTGGATAACCCTCTCAGACACACCCGATAGCGCCGGGTTACATGTCCGATATGTCCGAATTGTCGTGTGGTGTATATCACTAATTACATGTATGTTATTAACGGCGTGTCGTGTTGACTTTTGGGCTTATCCCTGCTATAATTCCATTATAGAAAATTAAATATAGAATTATTTAGGGGCGTGAGCCTAGCAAGTAAATGTGAGACAAATCACAGTGAGCCTAGCAAATAACCCCCCCTAAATTGTCAGACCCCCCTGCTAGAATTGCAGGTATAAAGAAACATCTCACGAAAGGAGATAGTAAATGATAAAGAATAACCCTAACAATAACCTTATTGCGGATATTAGAAAAGCCCAACAGGCTCGCTATGCTAAAGAGCATGCGCTTGCTATGGAAAGTTTTCCATGGATTGCTGAGAGCATTAACGCTTATCGCAACGCTACCCCTGAGCAATTAGCACAGGTAGAGGCTATCACTTCTAATAGATTAGGATTCTCACTATGACTAACGCTGATAAGATTAACGAAGCCATAGAGGCTTTACAAAATGCTAACAAAGCGTTAGTGGAAATGTTCGGAGAGGACACAGAATAAATGGAATTATATATTGACCTAGACTACTTTAGTCTATACATTAACAGCATTGGTCTAACAATAGACATACCATCATGGTTATTAGTTGGCACTATTGCTTTCATCTATTCAATTAAGTTAATTAGGAGAGATAGATGATAACAGTAGAACTAACATCAGTAAGCGGTACAGTAAAAGAGATGCCGTTTGAAAACAAGGACAGTGTGTTAGAGTTTATCGAGAGATATGCTGACGCATTACCATTAGGAACAGCGGTTAACATTAACGCACCGCTAATCGGTATTCATTCAGGTTGGATACAAGGGCGCAAAAGTGTCTGAGTATTCTCCTGAGCAACTAAGACGCAAGGCCCATTTAGACAACGGCGGGACACTTGCTGACTATGATAGGACACACTACCCAGAGCAAGCATAGAGGGCTTCCCCCCTTTATGTGCTCACTATATTTTGTGTTTTTTATTTTCTAAATGCTGCATCGTACATCTAAACAAAATATTCAGATTTTGTCAAAATAAAAATTTTTTCAGATTTTCCAGGTAGTATAATAAAGATATGTGTCAACACGCTTATACCTATGTAGGACATGGCTTATGCCGATACTGTGGTTTGATAACGCACGATCCTGATTGGAATACGATTAATGCGGGGTATGCAGCGTACAGAGAAAAAGTCGGATTCTTCTTTAACAATAACACCTGGTGGACAATTTAGTCAGGGTATGCTAAAATATATATATGCACTTACTAGAACTAGAAATTCGAAAAGACCGTAGAGAAAAACAATACTCTATGAAGACCTGCTTTGGCTGTGGTAAAACATTATGGGTAACCAAAGAAAACTTAAGAGTATATAATTATTGCGGTAGTTGCAAGTAATGGCTATCCTAGACAACCTAGAAGCCTCCCTGGAAGATGACGACGGCATGCCAAGTCAAAAAGTTACAAATGCTATTAAAGAAATGCTTGAAGATCCAGAACACCATAAGTTAATGGAAAGATTAAAGTATATGGAAGATAACGGAATCTAACATGAAAAGATTCTTGATGAGAGTAATTGCATTACAAGTTATTGCATCAATAATCATAATTGGTTTGGCAGCAATATTTTTCGGGGTATTTGGTCAATGAGCGAATATCCAGACTCCTGGAGTAGACAAACTCCTAAAGGATATGAAACACCCATCAATATCCCAAGATTACAAGATAAAGAATCTGTTATAAATGATGGTTTGGCGTTAAAGGTTTTTCAAGAATTTTGTTGTGATGGCTGTACTTGTAAAACTGAATCAGAGCATACTAAGTCAAATAACTAATGGCATTTATAGACAATCCAGAAGAACTACATCAAAAAGAATTATTAAGACCAAAAAACTTAATACCTCAAGATCAGTTATTAGAAGCAAAACTATATTCAGATCGTTTAACTTTTATAGACACATTGCCAAAAAATATATCATTTTTGGAAGTTGGGGTCCTGGCTGGGGATTTTGCTATTGAAGTAATAAAAAGAACACTGCCAAGCAAAACAACATTAATCGACCCATTTTATACTACAGATGAGTTTGCAAAACAGTATGGGGAAGCAAGATGGGACAAAAACGAAGATCATTATTCTTTCGTTAAAAATAGATTTAAAAATATGCCAAGTGTTAAATTTTATAAAGGCACATATAAGTCTTTTGGTATAGAAAACCAATCAGACACTTTTGATTTTATATATATAGACTATACCCATTCATCAGATGCAACAAACGAAGCAATAGGACTGTCAGCGCTAAGATTAAACCCAGGGGGGATACTTGGTTTTAATGATTATTGTGAATTTGCAAATCCAAATGCGTTTGAGGACAATAGAGTAAGAAGGAACGGAGTTGTTGGGGCCATAAATTATTTTTTAAGATATAATAAAGATTGGTATGTTTATGCATTTGCACTTAATGAAGGACTTTCCTCAGACATATATCTAAAAAGGCGTGAAGGGTTTTTTAAATCAAACTAATTTAGTTTGTTGATCTATTTCCAAATTCTTTTGCAACTGCGACAGCCTCTTCAATAGTTTGACCATCAGACATGCCCACACAATCTGTATTGGTGTTTTTGTCTTCAGTGTTTGCAATTGTTAAAAAATCTTTGTATCTTTCTTGCAAAACACGTTGTTTTTCGTGCATAATGTCAAAATGATTTTCTGGATACAAGTCATTATCAGTATCTGACCAGGCCTGACACAACAAAATATCATAATACTCATCTGGCTCAAATTTCATATCTGGTCTCCAGTGAACATCTTGATTTCCAGTAAACCATACGGCAGAACCATACTCTCCCATTTCAAATTTTTTATCTTCTACATAAAAATCCCATTGCTTGCTACTTCTTAGCCTTACTGTGGCGGTGTACATAGTTTTATTTACAACAACATCTGAGTGAGGAACTAGGTTAGGGGCTCCACCGCTCTCATGTGAGTATCTTGCATAAATCAAAACTACATTCTCGTATGGAACATGATTTTGGCCCAACTCTTCTGCTTTATTTTTAATGACATCAATTAATTCTACTGGCCAATCTTTATTGCTTGTAATAAAACCATTGTTTGAAAATCTAAATAGTTCAGCATATTGATCACCTTGTTCTAGACGACCTTTTTCCATCTTTGCGTCAATAACGCCATAGACAAGATCCATCTCTTTTTCTGTAAAAAATTTATCTATTTGGAAGGGTTCTATTCTTTTAACACTCATCTAGTTATTATAACACCCTTTTACCATTTATCAATTGGACATTTAGCATTTTCTAGCATAGTCTTTAATTTCATAAAACATCCACACTTGCGACAAGTTTCGGTTTTAGGCCTAAAGAATTCACAGCCTCTACATATTTTTAAGCGGGAATTAACAAGTTCCTCTTGGCTTCTTGGCTCATTAGGATTAAGCAAATCCCATGGCTTACTCATCAAATAACCCTATATACGCATCAACAACTTTCTTAAAAAATATAAAAAATATGCCAGAAATGATTGCTGCAAGAGCCAAACCAACTAAATCTTTTATCATCTAAACTCTATCTCCTGATTATATGTAACGCTATACTCGCCTGAGTATATTTCCGCATAAGATATTATATCGTCCATATACCTCGTAAGGGTGTTTATCCCTACTTTATCGGATAAGTATTTCTTACTCTGGGTTATTGGCTTATGCTTTATCCCCTCGTTTTCTAGAGCAGCATTTAATGTTGTTAAATATCTATCTTTGCCAAACCTTCTTGATGCAAATGCTTGTGTTGGATACTTTTTTCGAATGTCTGAGATATCTAAGGTTTTTTCGATAATTGGTTTGACATCTACTTCTCTGAGCCTACTTGACCATTTCAGCATGTTGTTGCTGTAATTATCCATATTAATTAGTGTTGAGTCAGCATGTGCCATGCGTTTAAGGTCATATAGATCAAGATCAACCTCTATTGCCGACGAAATTAAAAAACAGGTTGCGTAGGGAAACTTAGAGGTATATACTTTCGTATTCCAAAAACGATTTGGATTAAACGACGAATCAGCCATATTGTCATTTTCAATTCTCATATGATTTCCGACCGAAACGAAATCTTTTGTATTCATATCGCAATCTAAAAAAAGACATTCTTCAGGCTTGACATCGTCAGCAAGACATAATAAATTTTTATCATACGTACCAACAACGACCGAATCGAATTTTCGACTCAACAACTCCGCCGACATAAAACCATCAATATCTGGAGAGATTATAATTTTTTGAAACTTACTTAATGTTTCTAATATAGCGTCTTTCATTTTTAGTTTCTCCTAAATAATAATGTTATAATTACCTTATTATGTCAACAACTGATATCGCAGCCCTAATTGTATCCATCTTTACTATTGTAGCATTTGTCATTGGAAGTATCAAGTGGTTAACAAAACATTATTTTGACGAAATACTATCTGAAATTCGCCCCAATTCTGGATCAAGTTTAAAGGACCAGGTCACAAGATTAGAGGCTCGGATGACAGAAGCAAATGAATTAAGAAAAGATATGGATAAAAAAATAGATAAAATGTTTGATACTCTATTGATCCATATATCAAAAACTGATAAATAATTTTTTACTATATATAATATATAAAGATATCTAAGGTTTAAAGGTATTCTTTTTTCTTTATATATTTTAAGTATACACTATAGATTTTATATCCTGGGGCCAAATCTTAAAGAGTGAGACAACTTTTTAAAAGTTACCAAATTGTTATAAAACCTTCATATATTTCTTTTGATATTTAGTGGTATAATCCTATTATGTCTTCTTGCGAAAATGAGATTTTTGGGTCAGATCCAGCAAATATTAAATGGACTATTGTCCGTGGTGATACTTGCACCCTAAGAGTTGATTTTTTAAACAATGACGAAGTTACATATATTGATACCGATGATTGGTCATACACGGCTAGTGCCTATGATAAAAAGACAGATGTTATAGATGAATTAGAGGTTGTATCATATGACGGATATGTTATTATTACTGCCCCTGCCGAAATTACATCATTTTGGGGAAGTACCTACAGCGGAATTGTAGCAGAGTTAACTTTTGATTTACAGGTTGCCTTAAATGATGTAAATAAAACTATTTGGACTCCTGTTCTTGGAACTATATCTGTAATTGGCAATGTGTCTGGAAGTTTATAATGGCTATCGTTAAAGTTGGCAATGTTAAGAGTAATTTGCCAGATGTTATTCGTATAACTGCATCTGGAGTTAGCAAAACAATAAAAATAAAGAAGTAACCTTATGGCAATAAGTAAAAACGTGCCAACGCCATTTGCAACAAAAGATGCATATATTGAAAAAGTTATAGAAGCACAACAAAATATAACTCCAGAAATTTTTTCTGCCACACAAACATATGTCCCAGTTCCAGGACCACAAGGCCCACAGGGAGCACAAGGACCTGCTGGACCAAAAGGCGATACTGGACTTACAGGACCAGAAGGAGCCAGGGGAGAAAAGGGCAAAGACGGAAAAACTCCCAAAGATGGAATATCTTTATCTGGACAACAACCAGGTTGGGCAAAATATTATAATTCGCAAACACAAAAAATAAATTTAGGAATAACCGAAGGAGATAAAGGTTGGGTAACTCTTAATTTTAAAAGAAAGTTAAGTAATGAAGAGTTTTTGCCCAAAGACAACGAACGGCTATGGATTGATGAAGCACAAGGGTTTAATTTCTTAGGTCTTAAGGTAGGAACAAAAATACAAATTTCTTACAGTATTCAATTATCAACTTACTCTGCAAACACTGACGTTTGGGTAAGAGTCCTTTTTACAAAAAATAACATAGAGCATGTAAATTTTGTGGGATCTTTAAAATATCAAAATACTTATGATTTTGTTATAGATCAAACCTTGTATATAGAAGATGCATCTTTTAAAGGCATAGCAAAGCCACAAATAAGGACTGACTTCCCCTCAGATATGATTTTAAAAAGCATGACTATTTCTATCTGTTAATGGTATAATGATAACGCTTTAAAAATTTGAGTTCGTCTAATGGTCGGACTCCAGGTTCCGAACCTGACAATGAAGGTCCGATTCCTTCACTCAAAGATTAAAGCACGAGGAGACAAAAATGGCATTTCCAGGAACATATAACTTTAACTACTACCGTGGAGACACACACCAATTTGTTATTTCTCCAAAAAATTCCGATGGTACGGTTTTTCAGTTAGATAGTTATGCTTCAGGTGGAGTAAACAGCGCAATTTATACTATTGCTACCGCCCGAGGAGTTGCAGGAATAAAAACTTCTGCACAGGCGGTAATTAACACAACTAATGATACGGTTGTTTGCACTATTTTGCCAGCAGTAGGAAGAACTTTATCTGCGGGAACATATGTATATGATGTTCAAATTAACTCTAGTTCTACAAACATTATTACATTGCTCACCGGAACTATTACGATAACTGATGACGTTACTGGAGCAATTTAATGTCAGTAGAAGTTTTAGTTAATACTGACGACATCACAGTTTTAGGGCCACCAGCACAAGTTAATGTTCAATTAGATATTGGTGCAACTGGAAACCGTGGTAGCCAAGTTTTTGTAGGAACTGGGAATCCAAATGACGTTGAGATTGGACAAGATCCAATATTAAATGACCTATACATTAATAATGCCCCCGGAGATGAGTATTCTTATATGTATCAATATATTTCTGGTCTAACAGGACTTACATGGATTCCAATTTTAAAAGTTAACCCAACTATTTATTCAGCAAATCATCTTGTCTCTACCTGGACATCCGGCAGCGCAAACATAACAATTCCAATTGCAAATATTATTCAAATATCTGGAGCATCTTTAACTGAAGAAAATTTTTCAGTTAAATTTTCAATAGGACATTCTAACCCAGTCGCAGCATCAATCTCTGCTGTTGCAATAACTGGCTCTAGCAATGAAAACTTAGTAATAACTCTTAAGGCAGCCGAACTAACTTCTGGAACTTGGCAAAACCTATCAGCCCCAGTTACGGTACACACTTTAATTACAGTTATTTTAGATCCAATTTCAGAGGAGTCGTGATATAATAATGATGGCGGTGAACTATGGCTTCTGAAAATATTGGAAATTTATACCCAAGTAAAATTCCTGGGTACGAAGATGCTGCTGACATACAGGCAGCACTAAGACTGTACCATTATGGCTCAACAACTTATGATGTTAATAATACAGACACTTCTCAATTATTAAATCCATCATTAGCCTACACACTTAACGATTTACAAGATCAAATTACAGACAATTTAAATACTCCTGCTGCAGCAGCAGATGTTCAAAACACAGAACCATCTTCCCCAGTAGATGGATTTTTATGGGTAGACACTTCAACATCTGTAACGGGAGGCCCACTATCAGCAACATCAGTTTATCAAAACACAACACCATCTTCTGGACTTGTTGATGGTTTGTTGTGGGTTAAAAAAGGAACCTCTCCATTAGAAATGTATGTTTATGATTCTAACACTACCGCTTTTATTCAGGTGATTTAATGACAACATTTAATTCAACACCAAGGCCAGGATATGTTTATGATGAAGCCACTGACCAGTGGTATGAACTTGCAGGAAAAGTAAACACTGCAGCAGCATACACCTGGACCGCAGGACAAACATTTGATTCTACTGTATCTTTAAACTCTACCGTAATTGCAAAAAATGTTAATATATTTTTAAACCCAGCAGCAGCATTAGCAGCAATTCCAACACCAATTTATGGAACTGTTATATTTTTAAAACAAGATGCCAATGGAAGCGTTATAAATGATTTACAAGTTTATGATGGAACAAATTGGCTATCAATTGTAGATCCTCTATACACATTCAATCAACAATCTTCTTCTTATACTCTTGTTATTTCAGATTCTTTTAAATTAATAGAAATGTCTGCCGGAGGAACATTAACAGTCCCACTTGACTCTAGTGTTAACTTTCCAATTGGAACTGCTATTGATGTTTTACAAACTTCTTCTTCTCAAGTTACACTTGCTGGAGCATCGGGAGTTACAGTAAATGCTACCCCAGGGCTAAAAATTAGAACGCAGTGGTCTAGCGTAACTCTAGTAAAGCGTGCAGCAAATACTTGGGTTGCTATGGGAGATTTGGTTGCATAATGGCAAAAAATATTGGACGTGGAAATAAAGGATCACGCAAAAACTCAATCCCTAATTTGGTTGGAGTTGACAAAACTACTGCAGAAACAAATTTAACAAATGCTGGGTTTAATTATAGTACAACAAATGTAAATACAGGAGATACTGGGCAAAACAATAAGATTAAAACTCAAAGCATTCCAGCAGGAGAGGTAAAGCCTATTGGGACTACCGTTAATTTAGAAAATCAAACTTTTAGTTTTGCTCCATTTGGAGCATTTGGTTTTACTCCGTTTGGTTTTACTCCGTTTGGTTTTACTCCATTTGGTTTTACTCCAGTCTCATCATTTTCATTTCTTACATTTGGTTTTACTCCATTTGGCTTTACTCCATTTGGAGCATTTGGTTTTACTCCGTTTGGTTTTACTCCAGTTTTTACGTTTAGTCCACCAAAATGTATTGATGAAAATACTTTAATTAGCACACCTAATGGTCCAGTTGCGGCTAAAGATTTAAAAGTTGGTGATGAAGTTGATAGTGTTGACTTGCTAGAAATTCCACAAAGTGATATTACAGGAGAATATGATTTTGACTATGTAGGCATGATTTCAGAAACATTAACTCCAGTAAGTAAAACAACTACACGCATTGTTGCTATGGAGCCCTCTACAAGAGATAAAGTTATGTATTTTAATGACGGTATAGAAAAATTATTTTCAACTACTCAGCCAATTTTTATAAAATCAAAGAATTTTTATCAAGTAGCGCCAGCAGGAGCAATTGAAATTGGAGATTATTTAATAGAAGTAAACGAAGATGGAAGTTTTACAGAAGTTTTAATTGAAAGTGTAAATACATTAACAAAAGATACAACTGTTTATCAATTTAATTGTGAGCCAGCAGACTGGTTTATTGCAGGCAATTATTTAGTGCACAATAAGTAGTAATTATGGGATTTCCAATTGGAACAAAGGTATATCTTGAAGATAAAACTTTAAAAAACATTGAAGATTTACAATTTGGAGATAAAGTTTTATCTATTAAAATAAAAAATTCAGAAAATTTAAGTCCTTCAGAATTTTATTATAAATACATAACATCAAATGGTACCCCAAAAGCACGTTCTATTAAAAACGAAGATGTCATTTTATGTTCAGCAAAAGTATATTCTGTTTTTATTGATAAAAATTTTAAAATCCTTAACAGTTTAAATGAGAAAATGTTGTTAGGCACAAATTCAATTTTAATGCAAACAAGTTTTGAATCAGAAGACATGTATTTAAAAAATGTTAACAAAATCATAAATACACTTACCTTTGATCAATCTTTTCAGTATTTTCTTAAATCTTTAAACCCTAATCCTCTTAACATGGATCAATCATTTTTACAAAGAAAAATTGACAACTTTAGTCAAGATATTGAGATACAGGGTTTAGTTTATCTAGAACTATTGGATAATTACTTTTTTTTAACAGAAGATTTTATATGCTTTAGTGATTTAATGATAAAGGATTACAAATTGTGATTAAGACTGTTTTAGATAATTTTATTGTTTTGTATTCTAAAAATACAAATAAAAATTTTGTAGAACTGTTACAAAAAATAGAAATTGCCCCATCAACAAAAAATGTGTGGGCTATTTCTTCTTTACATAATGGAGAAGACACTAATCATGTTGTTAATCAAAAAATTGCTGATTTGTTGAACTACGAAGACCTTTTGTCAGATATTTTAAATGTTGATTTGTTAAAAATTAATTTAGAACAATCTATTAAAAAAAATAATTTAAAATTTGAAATGCAAAATTATATTTTTCCTTTTTTATATGATTATATAAAGGAATATGAGTTATCAGTTAAAAAAATAAAAAATTTTAAAATTTGCGAGCAAATTAAAAGTTCTGACTTTCACAATGACTTAGATAAATACGCAGTACAAAAACATTTTTACACAATTCTTGTAGCGCTAAACGATGATTATGTCGGTGGAGAAATTCAGTTTAAAAACAGGATTGGTAATGAGGCCATAAAACTATCTGCAGGAGATGTTTTGATATATCCAGCAAATAACAGTTATGAACACAGAGAACTTGAAGTTACATCTGGAACAAAATATACGGCTATTGCCTATTTTTAATTAAACTGTTGGATACTTGGCTAAAAATTCTTTAATTCTTTCTCCATTAAGATAAGTCCATGATGACCAATCTTTTCCACCTTTTGTCATATAAAATGCAATTTCTGCGTTAGTCACTGGATTAAAAAGATCAGAAACTGAGTTAAGGTCGAATTTTTCTATTCTGCTTTCCATTAACTCACCATTCATATTAATCTGAAATATTCCAAATGAATGGTCTCCAGTGTTTTTATTGCCATTAAAGGCTAAAGGCCTGCCATTGCTTTCTTTTTTAGCAACTGCCCAAGCCATTTTTAAACCCTGGCCCTCAAAGCCAACTGCTTTAAGTAAAGTCTTTAGTTCCTTGTCTGACAAAGTAGTAACGTTCGCATATTTTTCCTTTATTGCGGATGGAGTTCCTGACTCAACCTTTTCATTTGCTGTTTCTATAGGTACAATTTCTTCTGAATTTGCGTTAGCCCCAGTTAAACCAACTACGGCAGCAATAAAACTTCCGGCAACTCCAGTAATAAAATCTTCTTTATTCATAGATCCTCCTATAAGTAAAATAACACCTTTCGGTGTCAATACCTTAATTATATCAACCTCAAAATGCTTTTGTCAACTCCCAATGCTTTTAGTGGTATAATAATAAAATTATGGCATCAGGTTCAACAAATCCGCAATTAATACCATACCCGTTATCAGATGATCCTGTAAACGTTCATTCTGACATGCAGTCATTGGCAGAAAGGGTAAATGACTTACTTACTGCCCTACAAGTTCCTTATTTATCTCTTGATGTAAAAAATATAAGCGGGGCAACATTAATAAAAGGAACCCCCGTATATATCACTGGATACTCTAGTAGTAAGGCAACTGTTGAAAAATGTGAGTCTGATGATATTAATACATTCCCATGTGTTGGTTTGACAAAGGCTCAAATTTTAGACGGGCAAGAAGGCGTTGTGGTAACAATTGGAGTTTTAGAAAATGTCAATACCTCCACATATTCTGAAGGAGACAAACTTTACATTGGCGCTTCTGGTGGACTAACCGATACTCGTCCAGCAAATGGCTCTGGTATTGTGGGCATTGTTTCATATTCACATGCAACAAATGGAAAAATATTAGTTTCGCCAATTCAAGGAGGAAATGCCACCTGGGGTGCTGTTAAAAACGGACTTTAAGTGTTATAATTAAATCATGGCAACAACAAGAAGCAGCAGCGGTCAATATGAAGTTGGGAACAAACCTCCAACAGTAACTTGGACAGTAGTTCGTGGAGACACCTCTGCGTTTCGTGTTTACGTAACTGATGATGCCAAAGAGCCATTAAATATTCCAGATTGGACAATTACAATGAAAATTAAACGTCCAACTCTTGCACAAAATAAAGGTGTCATTACAGATGATGCAACTACAATTATGGCATTAACACCAATTCATGATGCAGATGATGGCGATGGCGAGTTTACGGTTTCTCTAGAGGCATCAGAATCAGTATCTCTTCAAACAGGAGACATCTTCGACATACAACTTTCTTCTGCTGGTAATCTTCAGGTCTGGACAGTTGCCCAGGGTAGTATGGTTATCCTAGAAGACGTAACAGATTAATGGCAAAAGCAGTCCTGTCCAACAAAGGCGCCAATAAAACAAAAAATATAACTTTAGAAAATTATTCAATTACAAAGATTGTTCCAGAAACAAGAGTTGTAAAAATTAATGATGTTTTACCGTTTCGCATAAAGTTTATTAACATTGGGATTGAGGGGTATAGTTCTACTAACCCCCCTCCAATTCCACTGCAAGTAATTGGATACAGCAACTACATTTTATAGATAGGAGAAATATGGCTCATATTACGTTAGCCACACCAATGTATGGTGGTGTCTGTAGTGGTGCTTTTATGAAAAGTGTTTTACAATTGGCTCAGGCAGTTTCTAGTGCAGGGCACCAACTTAATTTTATTGATCTTTCTAATGAATCTTTAATTACTAGAGCAAGAAATACTTTGACAGAAATGTTTTTAAGAAGTATGAGCGATTATCTTTTATTTATAGATGCGGATCAAGGGTTTGACGCACAGGCTGTCGTAAGAATGATAGATGAAAATGTAGACCTTATTGGCGCAGCAGTACCAATGAAGGCCATTAATTGGGCAAGAGTTAAAAAGGCCGTTCTAGATGGTAAAGAAAACTTAGATGAGCACACTGCAATATTTAATGTAAACATGAACAAAGAACAAAGAAAAATGTTAAAAGAAAATCCAAATACCATAGCAGAGGTTGATTACATGGGCACTGGCTTAATGCTAATATCCAGGAATGTTTTTGAAACAATTAAAAAAGACATCAAACAATATAGGTGCGATCAACCACAGATTGGTAGCATTGTTTTTGGAGACCCAATATATGATTTTTGGCAAACAACAATTGATGACGAAAGCGAAAGACTGCTATCTGAAGATTATCAATTTTGTAAACTATGGAAAGAAAGTGGTGGAAAAATTTATCTTGCGCCATACGTGAGGGTGTCCCATGCTGGAACATACTGGTTTAAATAAATTAAAGGGGTTCTCCCCAATATATGTGATTAATCTTGAGTCTAAGACAGACAGGCTAGACTATATAAAAAATCATTTTGAAAAGTATGAAATAAAAGATTATAAAATTATTACAGCCTATGATGGTGACACTTTTGATTTTGATAAGATTGTTTTTGAAAAAGATAAACTTCAGTTGGCAAAAAATGAATTAGGGGCAACTATCTCGCATCTTGAAACAATCAAACATTGGCTAGAGACTTCAGATTCTGAATATGCAATTATTACTGAAGACGATTTAAGTTTAGAGACTGTAGATTTTTGGAATTTTGAATTTTCTAATTTTGTAGAATCAATAAAAAAACCATACGACATGTTACAACTTTGCATTATTCATAACTATAGGGTCAATCCATCCTTACACATAAAAGAAAAAAGAGACTGGTCTGCAGCATGCTATCTAATTAAAAGAAACAGGGCAGAAGACTTGTTAAAAAAATATTTTGTTGATGGAAAATATGTTTTGCCAAGTTCACGAGTAGCATTAGCAGACATTCTGATATACGAAGGTTGCAAAACCTTATCTGTTCCACTTTTTACTTACACAATGGATTATGGCTCTTCAATTAATTTGGAGTTTGATAAGACCGCAGAAGAAACTGGCAAGTTCTCTATTCACACAACATCAAAAGAACAAACCTTGGACTATTGGAGAAACCATGAAATACCCAGACTGGTTTTCTAGCAACATTCAAATATTTGAAAAATTTTTAAACAAGTATAAAGACCTTCCAAATGTTAATTTTTTACAAATTGGCGTATACCTTGGCCATGGCTCTGAATGGCTGTTAAAAAATATATTAACAGACAAAACATCAAGCCTTACAGACATAGATACTTGGAAAGGCTCAAAAGAAAAAATTCACACAGAATTTGACTGGGATGAAATTGAGTCAATGTATGATGAAAAAATGAGCCAGTTCCCTAATTCTATAAAGATCAAAAAAGATAGCAAAGAATACCTGTCTTCTTCTGATGCAGAGTTTGACTTTATATATATAGATGGAGATCATTCAGCAGAAGGTGTTTACAATGATGCAATTTTAGCATTCCCGCTTTTAAAATCAGGAGGCATTCTAGCCTTTGACGATTATTTATGGGAGCACCCAAGTCGAAATGTTGATTTAAAACCTTTAAATGGTATTGATAAATTTTTAAAAAACAATGAACTTGGAATTAAAATTTTACAAAAAGGCTATCAGGTTTGGATTCAAAAACTGTAATAAAATAATGTTATAATAATGCCATGGCAATCATATCCATTTCAAACGTAAAAAGTCTGTTTCAAACAGGTGATCGCCCCACACAGGACGATTACGTAAATCTTATTGATACCACTGCATCTCAAGCAACAAGTTTGGGCTCTGCTGGTAATAACGACAATACTGTTTATGGTATTGAAAATTTAACTACAGTAGACAGTTTTAGTGCAACTGAGTGGAGAATGGTCAAATACATAGTTTCAATTTCAAAAACTTCTGCTGGCGATAATAAATTTTATGCTACAGAATTAACAATACTTGTAGATGGAAGTAATATTTCCGTAAGCGAGTATGGCACGATAGACAATGATGGGAATATTGGCACCATAAGCGTCTCTAGAACTGGAAATACTGTTTATTTAACAGTAGACCCAAACATATCAATCCGCCCGATCACCGTACGTTACGCACGTATGGGACTTAAGGCATAACCCTAGGAGATACAAAATGGCAACAGTAATAAAAGATTTTAAAGTAAAGAGTGGTCTAGTCGTTGAAGGTTCTACAGCAACCGTAAACAACTTTGACGTTCTTACTAAGAAAGAAGCCGACCAAACCTACATAATTGGATTAATCGGTGGAACAGCAACAGATGCTGCAACTGCTAACACAGTTGTAAAGCGTAATGGAAGCGCAAGTTTTTCTGCAAACGTAATTACAGCAGATCTTGTTGGTGATGTAACTGGTCAAGTATCAGACATCTCAAACTTTGACACTAATGATTTAGACGAAGGAACAACCAACCTTTACTTCTCAAATGCTCGTTCAAAGTCAGCAGCAGCAGATCTTTTAACTAGTGCAACTTTAACAAACATTACAATTACAGGATCAGGTTCAGGACTTACTAT